ACGGGTTATGAGGTACACACGCCAATGCGTAGCGAGTCCGGATTCCACACAGCACCACCGACACGTTCCCACAAAATCACGCCTGTCTGATCGGTATCAGCAAACCGTTCGCGCAGAACTGTCGAGGTGATTTGCGCGCGCTCGCCGATAATATAGCCGGAGAAATCACCGAACAATACCGTCTTCGATGTCGCGGTACCGTCAGTCGGAACGAAGTCCGAGTTGAAGATCGGGTAGCCCATTAGTTCGTGCGGAACTGCGGAAAAGCCGCCGGCAGTCATGGCTGGCCACAGGTAGCGACCCGCACCGTCGACGTACTTGCGGATCTTGCCTTCAATGGTTCGGCGCATAAGCCACGTGGCACTATCGGCATACTGCGGCGGCAGGGAATACACGAGGTCGATCAGCGCGCCTGGCGGGCCAGGGTGCGTCGTATCGTTGACCATCACGTGCGTGGTGAGCGGCGTGGCTGTCACATCGGTGGTGCTGATGCCTGGTGCCGTCAGGATGCCAGTCGGGTGCAGCGCAGAACCGTCAGCGGTGATGAACTCGTTGTCTTCAACGAGCGCCATGTTCTCCGCGCCGTTCTGGGCCAGGAAGCCGAGCACGTTCACGACCGCGTCACTGATGAAGTCGTTTGAGAGCTTCGTCGCGCAGCGGATCTTGATGATCGGCACGTCGAACGAGCCGAACGCGGCATCCGTGTCCGAGAAGGCTGGCGTCTCACCCGCAACCGACCCGACGAAACCGCTCGAATAGATCGAGCCGGATGTTGCGTTGGCTTGAACCATCGGCCACTTCAGGATGTCGCGCGACGTTGCCTGCACACGCGCACCAGCGCGCCGCACTGCGGATCGCTGCGCCTTGCGCACGAGCAGTTCGGCCTGAATGTCCGGCGGGACGAGGAAGCCGCCCGCGGTGTCGGTGCCTTCCGAAAGCGCCTTCTGCTCGTCGCCACTCAGGCGCGTCCATGCCATGTTGGGATCGTGCATGAGGCCACACAGACGCAGGTAATTGCCGTACGCCTTGGTGTAGTCCGGCTGCATGGCGCGTCGCGTGAGTGTGTAGAACTCCGCCGCTTCCTTCTGGGCCGGAATGTCGCCGAAGAGCACAGCCTCCGGGAACATCGCGTACATCTTGCCCTGGCTGGTCGGGGCGTAGACCATGCCGCTCTTGACTTCCCAACCACCCTGGCGCAGCGCTTTGTGGCCGTCATCGTCGCCGTTGCCGACGCCGACTGGCACGCGGTACTGCGGGGCGTTGAGGAAGTCGTCGATGCGGCCGAGGTCGGCCTTTTTCTCGTCGAGTTCGCGTTCGGCTTTGATCTGGCCGGACAGTTCGACGCACTTGGTGGTGAGCTTGGTGAGCTCGTCGTTCTTTTCAGCGGTGAGGCCGCCGGCGCCGTACTGGTCGATAATGGCTTGTGCGCGCGCCTTGAGCGTCTCGAGTTCGCCGCGCATGGCAAGCAGAGTCATGGGTCAGGTGACCTCCCGGTGAGGATGAACTGGTGCTGGAGGCCGCTGACCTAGAGATCGGCTGGGCGTATGTCCAGAGCGGACATTTCACGGGCTCGTGAGCCGCGTGGCGCCTCGTCGGTGCTTGGCCTGAAAATGAGGTGGTGAGTGGTTAGACTTCGTCGACCTGGAGCAGCGCGAGTCGGTGGCGGAACATGTCGACGAGCATCTTGCCGTCTTCGCCCTTCTCGACTTTGTCGGCCCATTCGAGGATCTGGCCGAGCGAGTTGTGCAGCTCTTTGAGTCGCGAGCGCATGCCGCTGTTCAGCCGCGCGCCTTTCTTGGTGTCGATGCCGGTGCGTTCCATCGCGAGGCGATCCTTGGCGATGTCCGCGACGCACTCATCGAGCTTGTAGCCGACGATCAGGAGCGCGGCGGCCGCGCCTTCCGACCATTCGGGTGCGTGCGAGTCGATGCCGTGATACTCGGCATACGCGTGCGAGCCGAGGTGTGCGACCGACTTGGCGGCGATGTCGCGTGCGATGGGGTCCTCGCCGTCTGCCACGGTCTGCGCGTGGCTGAGCGCGTGCGCAAGGTGCTCCGCGTCGATCGTGCCGTCGTGGTTGTGGTGCGCATAATGGCGCGCGGCACGCGGCACAGTGCGGCCGGTGTCGTCCTTGGCCGACAGGCCGTTGCCCTCGATGTGGGCGAAGGCGTCGTCTGGGAGCAACGCGACGAACGCCGCATCCCACGGCTGAGTGTTCTGCGGCATACGTTTTGTCTCCTGGCGTGTGAGTGATTTCCCGGCGCCGGCCGCTTTCGCGACCGCGGAGTCCGGCGAGACTTCGATATTGAGTGAGCGCGCGCGCGCGACGATCTTCTTCGCGGCCGCGGTTTTCTTGGCGTCCGACTCGAACTGCGTCTGGTCGAACCGCGACATGGCAGCGCGCACGTGCGCGGCATCGCCGATGGGCAGATGGCCGCGGCCGTTGGAGTCGATGTAGGCGTAGTCGCTGCGGCCGGACGCGCCAGGGCGGCTCGTGCCGGGGTCGTAGCCGGCGGACGGCGCCGCTTTTTCGGTGGCTTCCTTCGACGGCACATACGCCTGGTCGACGGCGACGGGCGTGCCGAGGACCGGCTCCTTGTTGGCGTCGAGCTGGTAGGGGATGTCGTAATACGTGGAGTCTTCGTCGCCCATCATCTGCGGGCCCATGACGCACACCACGACGTGCGTCGGGAACGTGGCCATGACGCACACGTCCATGACGCCGAGCGCTTCTTCCGCGGCATCCTCGAGATCGTCGATCAGGTCCTCGTATGAATCGTCATAGGTGATGACCTGGCCGAGTACCGAATCCTTCTTCGCCTTCACACCCGTCATTTGTGCTAGGGGGTTCGCAGCAAAATCCGGGGAGGCAAGGAAGCTGTACTCGACCAGGTCAACATCGGTGAGGTGGCGCACGCCCTTTTCCATCGTTGAGCCACCGGGCGCGACGCGGTAGCCGATCGACATGCCGAGCGTCTTGCCACGACTGAGCCGACGCCGCGCAACTTCCAGTAGCGCATCACCGTCAGCCGTCGCGTAAATCGAGGTCGTCGTTAGCAGACCGTTCGCGTCGGCGCGCATGGAGATCGGCTCGCCGACCGGGAGCTTGCTGGAGTCGTGGCCGATGAAGGCGACCACGTCGTGGTTTTCCTTGATCGAGCGGTCGAACGCCTTGGGCTCGATCACATCGCCGGTTCTGTCGCGGTTCAGGAACGCAGCCGCATAGCCTTCGATCAAGCGCTGCGAGGTATCGACGTTTTTGACTTCGAGCCTCGTAAAGAGCCTTTGTGGATCCAAGGACAGAGCCTCCTTACGAGGTGGAATCGGGTGAATCTCTCGCGGCAGATTGATAAGTCTCTCGCGGCAGATTGACACCTTATATAAGGGAATATAAGGTGGGTGCTGTGAGGGAGGGCCGGATGGCTCCTGTAGCAGCAACGAGCAATGGCAAGGCGACCGAGACAGTGGTTCTGATGGAACTGCCGAAACCCGATCTGCGCACCGTGACTGTGCGTCTCGTTGGGACCTCGCCACTTATCAGCCACCGATGGGCCGACAAGGCTAAACAGCAGATGCTCGATAAGCAGATGAAACGCGCGAAGGTTGCAAAAGAAGCGAAGGACCCAGTACAGGACTATCGTGATTCGCTGTATCCGTTTCCAGGCGGCGGCTACGGATTTCCCGCGGTGGCATTCAAGAATGCGGCGGTGAGCGCCTGCACACAAATCAGTGGCGTAACCAAGGTGATGGCGCGCGGCGCATTTCACGTGATCGCGGATGACAAGGACACGGGCCTCGTCAAAATCGATGGCGAGCCGCGCCAGCGCCAGGACATGGTCCGCATTGGCATGGGGACGGCAGACATTCGATACCGCGGTGAATTCACCGAATGGAGATGCACACTGACGGTGCGTTACAACGGCGGCGTCATCAGTTCCGAAATGCTGGCGAACCTTTTTCAGCACGCCGGCTTTTCTGTAGGCGTTGGTGAATGGCGACCCGAGAAGGATGGAAGTTACGGGATGTTTGAACTGGCATGAGCTATGAGGCAGTAGCACCGCTTCCTGTGCGGAGTGACGTGCCGATCGATGTCATCGGTGAAGCGATTGAGTCGATCAAACGGGAACTCGGCGTACCTGTTTGCCCAGCAGACGAATATGTTGATCGCGCACGGCCCGAGAACTCACCTATCCATGGGACGCTGACATGGGATGATGCGGTACTTGCTGAGCGCGCACGGCGGGAGCAGGCGCGCCTGATTATCCGCGTAGTCGTGCGCACCAGTAGCACCGACGAGCTCCAAACGTGGCGCAATGTCCACATCACCGTCAGAAGTGACGATGGGGAACTCGTAGAGGGCGGCGCAAGTGTTGCTGATGTGGCGCCACGCAGTGATTTGCGACAGCAGGTGCTACGCGAATTGTTAGCCCGAGTGCGGGGTGATGTGGAAAACCACGGTTGGCTGACGGAAACGCAGCCGATTCTGAACGCCATTAAAGACGTCGAACGCGTCTATCTAAGCGAACACGCGCCGCTGATGCCCGTGTAGTCTAGCCGTGTCCTTGGCTAGGCAAGCCGGGGTATGGCGCGGCATGGCAGGCGTGGCTTGGCCCGGTGCGGCTTGGTAGGTTTGTGTGTGGCAGGGCATGGCAGGCATGGTTCGGCTAGGCTCGTCAGTGCAAGGCTCGTCTTGGTGCGTTAGGGCGCGGTTTGGCAGGCAGGGCGGGGTTCGGTAAGGCGTGTTTAGGTGCGGCTCGGCTTGTTTCGGCATGGCAGGCAAGGCCCGGTCTGGCGCGGTACGGCGTTGGTCTGGCGGGTCGTGGCAAGGCAGGCGAGGCTCGGCAAGGAACGCTGGGCGCGGCGCGGCGCGGCGCGGCGCGCCTGGCTTGGCAGGGCGTGGTTCGGTCTGGTTGGGCAAGGTACGGCGCGGCGCGGCGCGGCGCGGCGCGGCAGGCGTGCGAAGATAGCGGCATGGCCGAAGCAACAGATGAGAGCGTGTTAGCGGCGATTGAGAAGGGCGGCAGCACGTGCCCTGCCTGTGGCGAGAAGCCGGTCCGGCTGGTGAGCCGTTACCCAACGGTCGCCACGGTGGCCGACGAGGAAGGGCACCAGTGGGACGTCGAGGTCGAGCCTGAGAACTAGGGCTTCGGAATGAGCGCCGTCGTCGCGTAGCCCGGCGCGTCCGTCGTTTCGATCCAGATCGCGTTCCGCGCCAGTCGCCACCGGTCGGACACATCCGGCCAGTCGTGCACGGTCTGCAGATGCCGCTGGATGCGCATGACGACCGCTGCATCGCCCTCGAGCGGCGCACCGCAGATCCCGCAGCGCCAGCTACCCGTCATCAGTCACCTGACCTAGTCCGCGCCCATACCAACGATATAGGCCACTGACTTGGAGATATCGCGGTTGTCGCCGTCGGGCGTGCGGCTCATGCCGTTGCCATGCGCGCCTGGTCGCGTGTCGCGCGGCAACAGTTCGGCTTGCTGCGCCTCGCTCAGTGCTGGCGGCGGAACGGGTACGGCGCCCGGCAATGGCTCGGGCGGTATGAGGTTGTCGAGTTCCGTCGGCGTCACGATGTTCGGGATGTAGAGCACATCCGAGTCGGGTCCTTCGGATTCGTTGCCGATCATGACCAGCGCCTGGTTGCGCGTGAATAGACCGGCCAGCAGGCCGCCGCGCGCGCGCTCGTGCACCTTGTCTTCGTCCGCTTGCAGCACGCGGACCTTGCTCAGGTCGAAGCCAACCTCGGCGTGATCGAAGTCCTCAAACTCGGGCAAGAGTTGCGTATCGAGCTCGGCGGCCAGCAGTCGCTGCGTCGGGATGATGCACGACTCATAGGCTTGCTCGCGCATCTCGCGCATGGTCGCGCCGACTTTCGTGCGCTCGAGGCCCGCGCCCAGGCCGACAACCGCGGCGGGGATGCCCAGAATGGCGGTCACGCGCTCTTCAGGCACCATGCGCAGTTGCTTGAGGTCCATCTGCTGCGGCGAGAAGCTGAGCACGGCCACGTCGGTCTTACCGCTCATGATCAAGGGCTCACCGCGACGTTCGCCGCCGAAGCGAGCCATAAATTCGCCCTTGACGCGCTCGAGGTCCTCGGCCGAGACCGTGCCAGGACCGTGCTCGGAGGGAGAGAGCACGACGCCTGGCACGCCCAGGTTTTTGAGGATCGACGAGGTGAAGCGCGCGGCTTCGTCGTCGGTGAAGATCTCCTGAAGCAGCGACGCGAGTGGGGACAATCCCTTACGCACGTTGCTCGGATCGAGCCCATAGCGGAAGTGCACGACGTCCTCGACGGCGACCGGGATGTGCTGCAGCGCGTCAGGGCTGTAGACGTAGTTCGTCAGGAAGACGCTACCGTCCTTGGGCCATTGCGGCTGCATCATGTGCTGCGGCACCCACCACAGCTCGACGACCTTGCCCGCGCCCGAGCGCACCTTCAGCCAGTAGCTGTTGCCCGTGGTGAGCATGTCGGTGAGCGTCGCGTACCAGAGCAGGACGCCCGAGTAGTACGGGTTTGGCTTGCGCAGCAGGCGTGTCAGCGGATGCGGCTCGACGGCTTCGCGTTTGTTGTCGGGTCCATCGATGAGGACCTGCAGCGGCGCCTCGGGGAAGGTACGGCAGATCCACAGCACGGACGCCATGACGATGGAGTTCGCGTTGGGGTCCGTGTGAGCTGCAGCATAGTAATTGGTGGAACTGATAAATGAGCGGCCCCAGGTCGACCAGTTGCCGCCGGAGCCGTCCGAGTTCCAGAGCGAGCTCCAACTCTGGCCGAACGTCATGCTGAAGCCGCGTTTGACCGCCGTGAAGGCGCGCGTGATTGGATTGGCCATCGCGTGCCTCCAGTGGTGTCAGGTAAGTTGGAACGAGAGCATGAGCAGGGTTACAGCATGGGTGGTGACTTGCGAGCAGGAGTTCGCGGATCACTGGCGACTGGTCGGTGCCTTCGACGACATCGAGGAAGCCAGGCGTTGCCTAGCGAAGACGCCTGACGGTGTGCTTTATGAGTGCGACGGTGAAGACTGCGAACAGATCGCGCCGAAGAACTACAACGCCGTCCAGCGTGGCGGCGTGTAGGCGCTGAGCACAACGGCATCGCCGCAATCAGGCGAGCGGCCGAGCCGCTTCACGATGTCTTCCTTCGACTCGACGATGATCCCGGTCGTGCGCATCGACCAGTGCGGCGCGCACAGATCCGCCAACAATTCGCTGTCCGGCGGCAGCATCAGGTTTTCGCCCTTGTCGGGGTCGAGCGCTTCGCGCAACTTCCAGTACGCCTCGGCCCGGCGATTGGCGAACCGCAGCGTGTTGCTGCGATCGCGAGCGCTCGAGGACTCGGCGAAGTTGATCGGCACCACCTTGGCGCGCTGCTGGCGCAGCAGGTCGTAGACGCTGGCGCCCACGCCGATCACATCCACGTTTGCCTGGCCGCCGTCCGTGAGCGCCTTGAGCGTGAGCGTGGCGACGGCCTGACCGTCCGGCGTATCGCTGCCTGGGTACTTCTCGAGCAGCGCGAACCACGCGCCGTAACGCCGGCTCAGCACCGTCTTGTCCGCGCCGCCGCGGGCCACGTCGACGCCGACGCAGTCCTGCGGGCCGTCAGGCAGCCTCGGCGACCAGCGCGCTTGCGCGGCGCGGATCCACGCGGTTGGGATGACCTGCCAGGGGTCGTCCTTGGTGCCCGCCTCGAAGTCGCCGTACAGCATCTGCGACCGCAGCGGCTCAGGGAACGCCTGCAGGATGGCGCGGTAGCCGGACTTCTCCAAGTAGGGATTGTCCGAGAGGTGAGCCGGGATGAACGTGCGCGAGCGCGGCTGAATCATCTCGCCCTTGAAGTCGAACGGCGTGCCGTCCTCGACCTCGGTGTCGTCGCCGTCCAGGATGGCGAACCAGCGCAGTTGACCCGGTAGCGCCGGGTGCGGATGCTGGCCGTCGAGCCAGGGTGCCCAGCGCCGGATGACCCACTCGCCCTCGGCGCTCGTCGGCGGATTGCCTGCGCCGACAACCCGGCAGCGCTGGCCGGGGATCGTCGTGCGGTTCCAACCGATCAAGAATCGGTACTGCCGTTCGCTGAGCTGGCTGACCTCATCGAACGCTTTCAGGTCGTGAGCGCGACCCTGAAAGCCCTCGGCATCGTGGTCGAACTGCACCGCGCCGAACTCGAGCACGCGGCCATCCACCAGGCGCCAGACGTTCGTCTGCTGGTTGAAGCGGCCGCGGCTGCCGATGATGGCGTGTGAGCGATCGATGATGTCTCGGAGCTGCTTGTACTCGCGGCGGAAGATGATCGATCGTCGATGCGCGGTGAGTGCCAGTCCTATTTCGAGGTCACTTTTCCCGCCGCCGGCCGCGCCGCCCAGGAAGAGCTCGTCGGCTTCACTGAGCCATGCCTCAGTCTGCGGTCCCTTCTGCGGGGTCCAGATCGGATTCGATTGTCCCACCAACAGCAGCAGCGCGGTTTCGGGCCCGCTGAACGATGGCAAGGACTCGGGCATCTCGCTCTTCGTCGGTGAGGCTGTCGCCAAGTGGAGCGCCGTCCTTTCCGGTCAGCTCGTCGCGTGTGACGTAGCCGCGGTCCTTCCCGACGGTACGCAGATAGAACTGGATGGCCCACGCCTCGCCGTTCTGCACGGCCTGGTAGAGCTTGAGTTCGGCCGTGTCGCCGGCGAGGCCGCGTTCGAGGTCGAGCGTCTCACGTAGCGCCGTGGATTGGGCGACGCGCGCGGTGATCGTCTGTCGTGAGCAGCCGAGTCGCTTGGCCGCGATGAAGACCATGCCGCGCGCTTCGTGCAGGGCGGCGTCGATCTGGGCGGTCGTGTAGCGGGGCATGGTTCTGTGCTCAGTTTGCTCAGTTTGCGAGCGTTGCAGTCTTGCCGGTGAGCTTCTGCCAGCGGTTCACGATGACGTCGCAGTAGCCGGGGTCGATCTCCATCAGGTAGGCGGTGCGGTTGGCTTGCTCGGCCGCGATCAGCGTGGAGCCTGAGCCACCGAAGAGGTCGAGGACATCCGATCCAGATTCGCTACTGTTTGCCAGCGTGCGCGCAATAAGGGCAGTCGGCTTCTGTGCCCCATGCAGCCGTTGCACGGTGAAGTTTTCGGCTTTGATTTGCCAGACATCAGGCTCATCGCGCGGGACCTTTCGTCGCGTCTCGCCCCACGAGCCAAACATCAGGAGTTCGTAGCGGAAGCGGTATTGTGACCCGGCTTTGATCCAGTCGTAGTCCCACACGATGACATTCGTAAGCCCATAGCGCGCCACGTCCTCGAAGATGAGCGGGTACGTTCGCCAGTCGGTCGCGATATACCAGTGCGCGCCCGACTCAATTGCGGTCGCCATGCAGACGAGCCAGTCGCGGAAGAACGGGCGCAGGATCTTTAGATCGGACAGGCTGCTTTGAATGCCAGTCGTGGATACGCCAACGGCATAAGGCGGGTCGCAATAAGCCATCTGCGCCTTGCGACCGTCCATCAGCCGCTCGACGTCGGTGAGGTTGGTCGAGTCGCCGCACAGCAATCGGTGCTCGTCCAGTAGCCACAGGTCGCCGGGTTTTGTGATCGGCTCAGACGGAGGCTCAAGGTCGGCCGCGTCCTCTTGGGGGACCTGCGTCACGCTGTTGAGTAGACGGTCGAGCTCCAGCGAGTCGAAGCCCAGCAGGTCGATATCGCTGCCCGCGTCCTTCAACTCGGCCAGCAGATGCCCGAGATCATCCTCGACCCACATCCCCCATGCACCATTGTCTTTAAGAGCCCGTTCCTTGGCGAGTTGCTCGGGGATGTCGCTCAACTCGGCGGGGACATCCTTCCAGCCAAGATGCTGCACCGCGCGATAGCGCTGATTACCCCCATAGATGACCCCTGCCGTTGTGGCAAGGACAGGGCGCAACTCCAATAAGCCGGGATCTGCTTGGATGGAATCGCAGAGGTTCTTAAACCGCGCTGACCTGATCTCGCGGGGATTCCAAGGAGCTGGCGTGAGACGGTCCAGTCTCACTCGTTCGACGCGCGGCATATTCACGACGCCGAATACCCGCACAGATTAGGCAGCCGTAGCGATTGAATGTTTCGGGTGTCCGCGGGTGACCATTGCGACAGGTCGTCGCTATTGGTGGCACCCAATCGAGCGGTCGTCCCTGTTTGACGAGCCACGCCTCGCGAGCGCGCGTCTGATTGCACGCTCGGCATTGCCGGCCCTCCTGCGTTTCGTAGACGTTGTCGCCACTTAGCAGGTGAGCACGAACGCAGCGCGTCTTGGCAGCGTTGATTGCAGTAGGGCCGCGGCCAATCAGAACGTTCTCGGTGAACGTCACCGGCTCTAAATGTGAGAGGTCCAAGCACCGCCGGTGCCGACAGCGAGGACCGCCCGGACATGTCTTGTCCTTGGTGTGGCAGCGATGATCCAGGTGTTCGTTCGGGCTGAGCGGACGCACTGCGTAGATGTAGAGCGCGCGATGCAGCCGCTCTGTTTTCCCGCTGATGCAGATCGTGGCATAGCCCCCTGAGTCGACGCCTTCGCGCCACTCCAAGCAGCCGTTCGATAAGCGTGTTGTATGCTGCGCGACATGTTCGGGGAGCGGCGGTCGGCGCTTCGGCATGTGCCGATGTTACCACTATGCCGCCGTAAGTCGCGCCATCGTTCGATCTCATGCCTGGGCCGGCGTGTACTTGGTCACCAGCTCGTCGAAGACCTTTTGCGCCGTCAGGCTCGCCGCGCGGGCCGTCTTTGCATACGCCTTGACCGTCGGCTTGACCGCGCCCTTTGAATCCATCGCCAATTCAACCGACGACTGGCCGATGCTCAGTTCGTAGACCGCGGCTGTCAGCAACGCCGCCGCCGCATCGTTCGGCACTAGCTTTTTTGGCCGACCCGCGCCGACTCGTGCTCCGCCTCTCATAACGAATCGTTTGATTCCCCCATCTGATGCATCTGAAATGCTGATGACTTAGGATTGCGATGAGCGTGTTGACGTCACACGCGACGCACATTTGCGTAAAGGAGGGCACCACCCGATGCCGAGAGGAATTGCTGGATCGGGACGAACCGCTACCCGCACGACGCGGACGCGATCCTCGACCAGTACGCGAGCCCGCTCACCATCGTCGTCGTCGACGGCGCAGCAGATCATCTGGTCTGGCGCCTCGCTCGACGGCCAGCACCTGTTTCAACTCGTGAAGTCAGGCATGGTCTGGCAGCTCTACGAGCTCAATTTCACGGGTGCCAACGCGGCCAGCCGGCGCATGGTCACGACGCAATCCATGTTCATGGAGGCGTTCGCCGCCATCGGCTCGCAGTACGCGCTGCTGATGAATGCCATTCCGAGTAGTCGGCTGGCGAATCGCTCAGTCCGCGCGAGCGCTGCTAACGCGATCCCCGGCGCAATCGTCGCTGCGCAGCCTGCCATCGCTGTCGCCGCCAAGCCCAGTGCCAGCGCCACCAGGCGCGTGCGCCGGCGCGTCAGCGTCAATCGGAGCACTCCCGCCACCGTCAGCGCCGTCTAGGCCCGCAGGGCCCGCGGGTTGACTGTGGAGATGGCTCAGCCAGTCGCTGAGGTGCTTCACGAGCAGCCCGCGGTCGCTCATGTAGAGGGTTTCGTTCGAGACGAAGTAGCGCGGGTAGCCCGCCCCACCTTCGGCGGTCGCCCAGTCACAGCCAGGGCAGACGTGGGCGTGCTCATCTAAGTGGACGACGTACGCAAACCATACGTGCACTTCCGCGGACACGCGGCATTTTGCCTCGGCACACGATGATTTAAGCATCGCCGCGGCGAGCAGGTCGGTGAGCATCTCGTCATCCACGCACCCTAACCGTAGGCATGCGCCCTCTTGACATGCGCGGTTCGACCCTGAACAGGCGACCTATGTAGGGGGTCAGTAGCCAACCAGCCGCACGGCGGCCATCGTTCGGTTGTCGGCGTGCGTCTTGAGCATGATTGCCGTCATGTGGTGCTTGATCGTCTGCGTCTCGACGCCCAGTAGCCTGGCGATCGACTTGTTGGGCAGGCCACCGATCAGGAGCCGCGCCACGTCCCGCTCGCGCGGCGTCAGATGGAACTCGGGCGCGTCATAGAGCACCATCACGTGATCAGCACGTCGGCGATGTCGAGCACCTCCCGCTCAAGCGCCGCGAGTTGCCGGCTGATATCCGCACACATGCTCACGATCGCGTTGAGCTGCAACACGGCCAGCGCCATGCGCTCTCGATCCTGGTCGGCGCGTTCGCCGCATCGCACGGCATACCGATGGGCGGCCGCGCCGCTGGCGCGCATGCGCTCGATCTCTGAGGTAAGGCTGATTGGCTCGGGCATTGAGAGCCTCCGTGTTCACAGGCGATCGACCGATGCCCTGAGTCGCTCGGGCATCGCGATCGCGTAAATCTGCGTCGTTGCCACCGAGCTATGGCCAAGCAAGTCCTTGATTTCGAGCAGGTCCGCACCCTGGTACAGCAGGTTGCTCGCGAACGAATGCCGCAGCTTGTGCGGCGTCACGTGGCGCACGATGTCGGCGCGCTCGGCGGCGGCGCTGATCATGAGTTGCACGGCGCGCGGCGTCAGGTGCCCTGATCGGCCGCGGCGCGACGGAAACACCCAGCCCTGGCGCCGGCCGTCGAGGTGCACGCGCATGCTCGCGGCGATGCGGCGGTGCATCGGGATATTGCGGTCCTTGTCGCCCTTCCCGGCGTGGACCTCGAGCATGCCGTCCTCGAAGTCGACGTGCTCAGCCTGCAGACAGACGATCTCGGAAATGCGAAGTCCCGCGTAGGCGCCGACGAGCAGCAGCAAGCGGTCGCGCGGCGTCGGCGCCTGATCGAAAAGCCGCTCGAGCTCCTGTGGTCTGAGGAAGACGGGCAGTCTTCGTCGCGGCATCAATCACTTCGCCATTTGATCGGAAGGCGAACTCGCGAGCGAGTACTTTTGCGAAGCGCGCGCGCGCACGCGAGCGTAATGCGATACATGAAGAGGCCAATGGCGAGGGTCGCGATTAGCTCAAGCGGCGTCGTCTGGTATGGCGTGACGAGCCAGTCGAGCGGGTTCACGCGGCACGCTCGATGCGGTCACCGACGTGCTCGCCGTCGGTGTGGTCGAACCAACCGCGGCAGTCGATGACCGGGCAGGCGTACCCTGGCGGGCCGCGCCGCGGGCAGATGTTCAACCCTCGCGCCACGATCTGGCGCATGCGTTCGTGCAGCTCGGCCTGCGTCTGACCCTCGTCCTCCATGCTCATTTCGAGGATCTCGGTGCCGTCCATCTTGTGCGTCGGCGGCTTCCAGTGCAGCCGCAGCGCCATCTCGCGGATACCCCGGTGCCGCGCGCGGTCGACGAACCACCGGTTAGCCCCTGGAATGTGCTTGGCCACGCTGACCGCGGGATAGCCAGCCACGTAGTACTGCCAGATGACCTCGCGCACGACCGGCTCGAGCAGGCTCAGCGCCCAGTCGAGATCGGCCTGAATCGCGGCGCCCATCTCGAAGCCGCCCTCGGGTGTTTCACGTGGTAATCGCTGGCTGCCCGAGTCGTCGCTCGCGCCGCTGCCCGTCAGCCGCACCAGATCGTCGTAGCGCCAAAGCAGAAGTTTGACCCTGCCCGGTGAGTAGAAGCCGTCGCTGTCGATCGAGGATCTCAATCCCTGGTTACCCATAGGTTGCGAGCTCCTGGCCCCCAAAAACGGGCACAAAAAAACCGCCGCTCAGGAGCACATTCGCTCGTGAGTCAGCGGCTCAGCCGGCCGTTTCGGTAATTACAGTCTACTCGCTATAGCTCGTCGCGCGTGCCGTGCGTCGATGAAGGCGTCACGCCCTCGTGCGCGAATCGCTCCTTCACCTCAGCCTGGTAGGACGTCGGACCGAAGTCGAACAGCACGTGCCCGGTCCGCATTCCCTCGATCTGCGGCCGATGGTCGAGCATCCACGCGATCAGCTTGGCGATGCGGCCGTTCACGGTCACCGCGTGCGTCGAATTGATGTTGGCAGGCCCGTCGTTCGGCAGGATCACCACGACGGCATACGGCTCGGGCAGGTCACTCAGACGCGACGGGGCCATCCGACCCTGAGATTTTAACGGCGATTGTCACCTAGCCTTGCGCTGTTCGCGCATGACGCGCAAATCCCGCAGCACCAGAACGGCTCGTTCATCATCCATCTCAAGGCGCTCCTTGAGCCAGCGCATGAGCACCTCGTCTGTCTCGGCTGCAGTAGCGGTCTGGAGTAAGTCTGCGGCGACGGACCGCGCCTCCTCCGGCGTCAGATAGACCGCTTTCCGATCACCGACTGTAAGCCCGACTAGACCCTTTCTGGTTCGTGCGCCGAAGATCGAGTGACACCAGATCGTGGTCTCTTGGCCAGATTCCGTCTCGGGCACGGCTCACACCAAAGGCACCAGTTTCACAGGAACAGGGCGATGCCGACGACGAGCATGGCGCCCCAGAACAGTTTGGGGTCCCACGGGACCACGCCGAGCAGGCCGAGTACAGCCAGGACGATCAGCACGACACCGATGACCCACCCGAGATAGCGGGTCTGGAAGGCTACAGCCGGCGGTGAGGACATGGGGAGCAGTGACCTCCGTTCCTGCTCCGCGACTGTAACACTGTGATGCGTTAGTGACCTCGCACGCGACCGCGGTAGCTCCACCTGTCCTTGCTGTTGTCGCCACGCGTCAGCAGTCGCAGATGCACCAGCTTCGAGCAATCCTTGTTGACGCACACGCCACGCAGATGATCGACCGTCTGAGTCGTCCCGTCAGGGTTCCGTGGGATCGCTCCATACGCCATCTCCCACCTCACCCGGTGCACCTTCTGCCAGCGACCATCCAACCAGACCAGCCCGTACCCATCCTTGTCGTGCTTGCCGCCCCAGCGCTCACAGCTTCCCTCGGGATAGATGCTCACCAGTAGCTTCTGCAGAATCGCACTCGGCGGCGGCAGCATCTTCGGGCCAGAGTGCTCCCACACCACGGGTTCGACCTGCTCCCACTGCGGCTCCTCGACTATCGTCCAGCGCGGCACCATCCGCGTTTCGCCATCCGACAGATCCGTCCGTTCGCCTTCCACTACGCCATCCGTCGCGGATGGGCGCGATTCCGACGGCTTGGGGAAGTGCACCAGACGGCGCACCTTGCCGTCGTGCTCGACCCACGCGTGGTAATCGGGGATGCCGTCAACCTCGCTCTCCGAGAGGTCCAGTGCTTTCGCCACCTTCGCGCGCTGCTCAGGTTTGTTCGGGCGGAAGTACACCCGCGTCGCACTGTTCGTCGCCATCGCATCGTCTGCATCCTCTTCGGCGTGCACCAACGCGTCGACTGCAATCAAGCGGCGCCTGCCCGCGGCAAAGAATGGATCAGCCAGGTCGATGCGCTCGCCGAGTTGGTCGGCTTCCTCGAAGATGAGACGGAAGCCGCCGGGCACGAGATCGCCGACGCGCTTCGCCTCGGCCAATCCGAACGCTACCGTGTCGCCGCACAGTCCTGGGTGCTTCCATCGATCGTTGTCGATGACCACGCCCTTACCCGCGCGCAGCAACTCGGCGATGTCGACGCCACCCGAGGCTACGCTCGGTCCCATGGCCATTGCGGTCGACATGAACCGCGTGATCCACCCTTCGCACGCCATCTTGAGTCGACGATTGGTCTCGACGAGCTCCTCGACGCCAGCACCGATTGCCTGCAGCGAGCGCGGCTCGCGCGCTTGGTCTAAGTCGCGGATGACCCGTGTCGCGGCTTCGCGCGCGGCCATCATCCATACACCATTGCCGCCACTACGGAAAACCGTAGTCAGCCGTTCGGCGACATCCTCGGGCGTGCCCTTGAGAAAGTCGATTGGCATCTGCGATTCGCCTGCGGTCCAGATGAAGTCCGCGCGCCGGCGCAGCGGGTCTGACACGTCGGGCATAACCGCGAGCCACGGACGTGCGCCATCGCAACGCACCGTCGCCACACTCTCGCTCTTGCCGGCTCCCGTCGGCCCAGGCCACAGCGCGTGTGAGCGCTTGCCCGTGCGGTCGATCACCAGTCCGTCGACGCGCATCACGTCGCGCGGCGGTCGCACCTTCCAGTATTGACGCCGCCACCATGCGGTGTTCTTCGCGCGGCGTATGGGTTTATCGACGATGCGCCGCGGAGTTGTGGTGTGATGCGCGCCTGGTCGCCACACGAGCATGAGGAACAGTCCGAACACCAACAGACCCACGGCGATGTGGATCTGGTCAGTCTGCGCGAGCCACCAGGCGTACGCGTCAGTCGCGGAGAGGGTTGGCCATTTCAAGGAGCCACCACAACAACAGCGCCGCTCCCACGATCAGCCAGATGCTCACCTTCACGACCTTCATCGCTACCGTTCCCGCTATCAACAACGCGAACATCTCGCACCTTCTCCCTCGGGTCCGTGGTGATGGCCCGGTGCTCGTCAGGCGATGCCTGAATATCCGTTGGTATCAGTAGACCACCACAGTCAAGCAGCGCCTGACCGCGCGCTGCGCTGCGTAAGAATCGACGCGCGGGCGCCGGCAGACCCACGGCATTGCACAGCTTGTCGAGATCGTTGTCATGCTGCTTCAGGTAGACGCGTATCGCGGCGTTGTTCAGCACGGCCAGGCCGCCGTCAGAATCGAGCATCTCTTTGACCTGCTGCGTCGCGATCCACAGACTCAAATAGTGGTGTCGTCCGATGCGCGCGATCTCTTCGATCAGACTTGCCAGTTCAGGATTCCGGAGTAGTGACCACAGCTCGTCGAGAATGAGTAGTCGCGGTTTAGGATCACTTTTCGCCACAGCCCACAACTCGGACACGAAGTCACGAAGCCGAGACGCCCGCTCAGCGTAGGGTATGTCTGCCAGATTGAAGGATCGTGCTCCGGCGACGCTGGCGTATTCGGCTGGGGTGCGTTGCTCAACGATCAATACCTCCACGCCGTGCAGACGGCGGCATAGCAGTTTGAGCAGGAACGATTTACCCATCCCGACCTTGGCGAGCACGATGCCGCCGAACGACTCGAGCGACGGGTCGAACGGATCGAGGCGCACCAGCATGCTGCCGTCATGCGTCGTACCCAGCTCGGCACCATTCACATGGTTGACGGTTGCCGGCTGAAACATCCACGTCGAGGCGGTCGACGTGCAGTCGAGCGTGCGATACGCGCCGAGCAACTCGCAGCGGCCAGTGGGTAATGTCGCCGCGAGTCCGCGGTCCTGCTCGTACTTCGCGAGGCGCACATCGGCCAGGGCAAGGCCGATCTCGTGGCGCAGCGTGTCCGCGCGGTTCTTGAGCTGGTAGCGATCGCGGGCGTACACCGTGAGCACGACGGCAACTTTCACGGGCCGGTCCTGGCGGGCGATCATGCGCTCGCGCGTGTAGGCTGCGTCGCGTTTACCGAGTTTGTTAGCCGGGTCCTTGCCGCCGTCGTCCTGCCAGGTCTCCTGTCCCTTGAGCATGCGCGCGACGCGCTGCGCGTCCTGCGGGATGACGTGGATGGACGCGTCGACCGGCAGATCGCCGGCGAGTGCCTGGCCAAGCCACCCCGGCGCGACCTCGCGCGGCCAGCGCCGCAGCACTAGCGACGCGCACCATGCGCCATCGAGTCGTATGCCATCGGGTCGGACTTCCTGATTGTGCTCCTCATATGAGGCCGCGAAATCGGAAGTCCGTAGCCCGACACCTTCCAGCGCGTTCCTGAGCGTGCGCGTGCGCCACTCGAGCGCGCCGCTGTCTTCCGCGGTGATCACCGCCAGCCAGCGCCGCTCAAGCAGCGGCGGCCTCGTCCAGTCGTGCTCAGTTGTTGTCGGGCGCGCCTGGGCTATGAGTTGCAGCGGATGCGACAGCCCCATGAGCACTCGGGCCAGGGACTCCATTTGATCGCTGCGTTCGGCGACGCTGGCCACCGCGTAATTGGTTGTCGGGGTTAGCTCGAGCACGCTGTGCATTCAGGACCTGCTCAAGAAGGGCACATGCTTGCTGAGTCGGCGTACGCCACTGACGGTCGGCCATCTCAGCCAGGGTAGCCTTGTTCTCGTCGCGGATCGTAACCGTGAGTTCTTCCATCGTTCTCCCAGTGCGTGTGTGATCGGCGGCCACTGCGCCACCTTGAAGAAATGCCAGTAGGCAAGCAGCCATTCGTGAGCTCGGCGCAGGCCGAGTTTGCTGCGCAGACCCGCGGCGACGGCACCGATGTACGGCACGTCGGCCGCGGGCTCGCCGGTGAGCGTGAAGACTGCGACGATCGCGAACAGCGGCAGCGTGTACCAGAGCGCAATGCCGCCGATGTGCAGTGGCCCGAAATCCTTCGGTACTGCCAGCCACCATATGAGCAGGCCCGCGCCGAACAGAACGGCCAGATCGACGAAACCGTCTGACCGCTCGAGTTCGGTCGGGACCGTAACGGTGACCGGCGGCTGGTCGCTCATGCGTGAATAGCCGCTCCCACGGTCATGCTCGTGAGCATCACGGCCGTACCAATTAGCGCGCAGATGATGCCTTCTTTACCGCGCTGGTGATTGCCGAGCGCCATGATGCCGCCGGCGATCAGCAGTGCGAAGCCCGCGATGACCGGCACCAATGTGAGCGCTTGCGTCAGGATCGCTGTAAGAAGTCCGAGTAGCGGTGCGAGCATCCTTATCTCCAGATATCCAGTAGCCGGGCAATCATGACGATCCCGGCTACGTCAGCCGTGATCAGTGCAACCACGAACGTCAGCGATAGATACCTCCTCATCGCGCCACCGCACGCGCGCGTGCCAGGTCACTTGCCCAGTTCGGTGCGCCAGGCAATCCACCGCACCCGCCGGGATACGTACACCATTGCGTCCATCCGCCGCGGCGGTAGAGCACCAGTGCGGCGCGCGCATTGTTGATGGGCACACACAGCGCAGCGTTGCCGCCGAACTCGGCCCAGTGCGCGCTATTAATTTGCCAAAGTCCCAAGTCGAACGAGCCGTTGTTGTTGCGGCCGGACATGGCGCAGGGATCGCCGCCCCCGTCCTCTGCAATGCTGATTGCCGTGGCGGTAATCGCCTCGTCGTGCGAGAAGCCGGCCTCGAGCGCTAACACGAACCGCTGCGCGTCACTCACCAGGGGTTGCGGACCCGCGGACGGTCCGGTCACGACCGGCACGATGGCGATGGCACCGAGCGGCAGGCTGTCCACCGATGTCGGCAGCGTCGTGCCGTCGTGCTTGCCAAACCAGAATGGCGCCCAGGCTTGCTCGTGCATGCCCATGATCGGTGCCATGAACACCACGGCGAGCAGCAGGACGGCAATCGCGCGGATCACAGGCCGACCCTTCGACGGATGAGCATGATGGCCGCGGCCGCCATGCCATGCCCACGTTCCTGGCCCGCGCCGCCACCGGCGATCAAGGTCTTCGGCAGATCGCGAATGAGCAGCAGCACCACGATGCTCAGCAAGGTGCCGATGATCCCGCTACCGCCGAGCGTCGCGAGCACCGACGCGACGCGCAGGCCGAGTACGACGAGGACCTGACCGAAGAGCAAACCAACGGAGAGACGCGTGTAGTGCTGCGCCAGGAATTCGGATTGCTCGGTGGCGTAGCACAGCAGCGCCAGCGAACCGACGGCGATCAGGATGTCGATCAGTCCGAGACGGAACAGCAGCGAGAAGATCAGCAGCAGCGCGACGATCGCGTACACGATGAGCAGCACCAGCGTCGTGAGCTCGCCGGACGGCATGAGCCCGATCGACTGCTGCGGCAGCAGGAGGTGCGGCTTGATCAGACTTGGCAGGTCTGGCGCACCGATCGACGTCGTGATCGCGTTGTTGAGACGGATGCCGATCTCCCACCACACGAGGTTGCCGATACACAGCACGACACCGAAGACGAGCCGGCCGTAGTTCATGCCCTGGCCGAGCGCGTGCTGCGCGCCCGCAGCGAAGATCGCCAGTGCCACCAGGCCGAGCGCGACATTGCGCAGCAGCTCCGCGAGGCTGCGAATGCTCGGGTTGTTCCACGACATGTCGTCGGGCGTGGTGCGCCAGACGTCCGGTAAGCCGAGCAGGTCGTTGGCGAACTGCACTGGTGGCGGCGCGACGACCGTCATCAGGATCGACTCGGACGACTGCACCGATGCGTCGGCGATGATCTGCGGATCGGGCGGTGGCGCCGTGACGGTGATCTCGTTGTGCACGGTCACGTTCTGCGGGCCGCCCGAGTTGGACGGCGGCGGCACGACGATGGGGTTACCTTCCTGAGCGATCAGGAGGCCCATAGCGACGAGCACCATACCGATCACTAGCGCTCACTATAGAGCACCGTTATACAGCCGTCTAGTGCTATAGAAATCCCTGTGTTACTCTGCGAACACGGTGGATGATCCGCTCCTGACCGTCCGTCAGGTGGCGCAACAACTCCAGGTCGCAGAGATCACCGTCCGACGCTGGATCGCGACGGGCCGCATCAAGCGCGCGTCGAAGATCACCAGTCGCAGCGGCTGGCGCATCCCGCAGTCCGAGGTCGAGCGCTTGCTGCGCGAATCGTCATAGGCGCCAACGCGCACTGAGCGACGCGACCTCCGCGGCTTCGACCTGCGACGGATCGGACCACGTGATGTAGTCGCTCAGCGTCGACCTGTCGAGGTGGCCGAGCCGCGAACGCAGTTGCAGCTCGGCGCCAGGTCGCTGCGCGAGGAAGGCGGAGGCATTCGTGTGCCGGCATTTATGAGGATGGGCGTCAGGCACACGCGCTGCGCGCCCGAACTCGGCGAACATCTCGCGCGCGCGGCGCGTCGACAACGGATAGCGCTCGCGCGTGGTGAACAGTGCGCTGACGCCGGGCCGCGCCTCGCGCACCTTCAGCCAGTTGCGTAACGCTGCGAGCGCGGGCCCACCGTCGCGCCGATCGCGCACGCGGAAGATGACGCGCCGCGGGTGTCCATTCTTCGTCGTGCAGAACGTGATCGAGCCTTCGGTCAGGTCGACGTCGGCGACGGTTGCCGCACAGAGCTCGCCAATGCGACAGCCAGTGTCGAACATCAGCAGCAACAGCGCGCGGTCGCGGATCGGGTTCGAGCCGGCCGACGCGGCCTGCACCAGGCGCCGCGCTTCGTCTTCGGTGAATGGTTTGCGGTGCAGCTTTTTCACGCGCGGGATCTTCAGTCGCGCCAGCGGGTCATTCGCGTACACATCGTTGTCGACGAGGAAGCGCGACCACGTCTTCAGCGTCATCACGCCCTGCTTCTCGGTCGCGACGCCGCCGCGGCGCCCGGTCGACTTGCCGCGCAGCCACGTCTGCCACTCGCGCACAAACTGCGGGTTCAGTGCGTCGAGGGTTGGCTGTACGTCGTGCTCGAGCAGGAACGTCAGGAACGAGTCCTGGTAGATGCGGTACAGACGCAGCGTCTGCGAGCTGCGATTGAGCCGTTCGAGCGCATGCCGATGAAACTCCGCACAGTCGATCAGATCCACGGGCAATCCCCTTACCCCTAGCCGTGGACCGGTGCGGTGTGCAGTCGTCACTTCCGTATTGCCCTCGGAAGCGACCCGCTCAATCCACGCCGACAGGGTATGCAGCGTCGGACTGATGCGAGAAGTAGCGGCAACATCACGGGTGCATTACGCTAATGGCGCTGCATGCCGGCATGCCGGAGGATGGTTAGGCGGCGCAGAGTGCGTTAGTGCGCGCGGGACGGTAGCCGAGCGGGTGCGTAAGCGTATGTTTGCTCCTTGCTAACGACTCCCCACCATCGCGGCGCGACTTGCGGCGGCGCGCAGGATGGTCGCTAACTGCGGCACTAACGGCGGCATCGCGTTCAGCATTAACGGCGGTCCTGATTTCGTCGATCAGGCGCAGGTTCGATTCGGCCTGGTTAGTTAGGTTCGTCCAGAAGAAATCCTCGTACTCGGGACCAACAGCGTCTGCCCAGCGCTCGAAGCGCTCGCGCACGGCCTGACGCCTGGCGTCGATCTCGGCGCGCGGTTCGCGCGGCTTGCGATGGCCGGCCAACTCAAGGACGTAGTCGGGGTCGAGGTCGAGCGCGGCGGCGATCTTTTCGCATGACGCGGGACTGGGCAGGATGCGCAGCGCCTCGTCTTCGGCGAGCCATTTGTAGGCGAGCTGCGCACTGACCTGACACTCGCGGGCGAAGTGGGGAATCGTCCAGCGCCGCTCCCTAAGCGCCGTCTTGAGGAAGTCGAACAGCATCGGAGGTGTGCTCACTCTCGCACGATTGGGAAGTCGTCGTCAATAGGACTTGACACTCTCACGCATGCGAGAGTAGAGTGAATCGCGTGCGAACCAAGCTGCGGCACCCAGTCGATGAGATCCTTCGGGCCAGGGGTTCGACCCAACGATGGCTCGCGATGAAGCTCCGCATGGATTCGACGCTGCTGCATCACTATCTGGCGGGTCGGCGCCAGGCACCGCCGGATCTCTACCAGCGCATCGCCGACGTGCTGCAGGTACCCGTGTCTTTTGTGGAGCCGCGAGACGCGGCCGGGACGACGCCGCTCGTCGCATGAGCTCTTAACGAAAAAAGCGCCGCTGGTGTCGATCCCAGCGGCGCGTGGTCGAAAGGTAAACCCCGTGAAGTCACCCTACGACGAATCTATTGTTGCAGATAACTCGCGAAATGCAAGCAACTCGTTGCCAGACGAGCATGCTGCATCAGGTACGGCGCTGTTCGCGCATCAGAACTGTCCGGTGTGCTGGCGGAAAACGGTCGCGCCCGAGACCGCCGCGGACACCGCCCGGTATGGGTTTGGGAAAGTTGGCGCGCCGTGACCGGTCACACGCCGGGACCGTGGGTGATTACGACGCATGAACCCTGGGAAATCGGCACGGACGGCACCGAGGAACTTGAGCAGGCAGCCGTAGCAACGGTGTGGAGCTCGGGCGCGGATGCTTCCCTGATCGCCGCCTCGCCGGAGTTGCTGGCAGCGCTGAAGGCGATGCTGAACCCGGATGCTGAAGGTGACATTGATCAGGCAATGGCGGCTATTCGCAAAGCCGAAGGGCGGACGTCATGAAACCGGGGCAGGCGCTCAAACAACTGGGGCACTTCCAACGCCGGGTTGAACGCGCCGAACGGCGCATCCTCGCCGACAGTAAACGCCTCGACCGCGCGCGGTCCGAACGCGATTACGTCGTGCAGCTCGCAGCAGAAGCTCGCGTGTACTGGCCAGCGGATCGAGGTGCGGCATGAGTGAGTGCGGATGCGATATCGAGATCTATCACCTGAACGGTACGGTAGCTGACCTTCAGCAAAGATTGGGCGATCTGCTCGACCGCGTGATCGTGCTGGAGAGTCAACTGCAGGACGAACGTGCGCGTCGCCGCGTGTTGTCTGGTCGCGTTGATTCAAACGAAATGCGCCGGCCGGGATTGGGTTGGGTGTCGTGAGCCTGCTCGTCGACATGGGACCCGATTGCACGTGCATTGATTCAGCGCTCGTGCAGGTTATGGCACACGAGCCGGCTTGTCAACGCGGCTCGTACCTCGACGGCTTTCGCGACGGCTTCCGTACCGGCAAAGAAGAGGGCTACCACGCCGGCGGCTACGACGCCGTGCGCAGCGCAACCGAACTGAATCGCCATTTACAGGACACCACGTTCCGCGACGCGCTCGCCAAGCTGCTGCTGTTCGTGGTCGACGCGGAGGAAGCGGGATGACCACATCACTGCTGCAGATGATTGGGCAAGTACGCGTGATTCAACGACTCGACGTTGTCGGGGTGTATCGCAAATGTGATGCATGCGGCGAGTTGAAGCCGCTCGAGCACTATCTGCGCTACACCGCCGGTCGGAAACGTGACCTCACGCCTTGCCGCGGGATTGGCTATCAGGTGTGCGCCGCCTGCCGCGGGCGATTGCGGAGCAAAGCGTCATGACGTCGTCAGCAGTGCAGGCGCGTCAGGCAGACGCGGAAGCGGACGCCGCAGCACGCGCGGAAATGAAACGCGAGCAACCAAAGGCGCCACTCATCAAGCCGGACGGTACGCCCACACCAGAAGGCTGGCGCAAGATCAACGAACTGCTGCGCCATCCAATGGCCACCAAAGACTTCAAAGGCAAAGGCGGCCGCATGTACACGTACATCACCGCGCGCCAGGTGCAGGACCGGCTCGATGCGGTCGTCGGTCCTGGCAACTGGTCAACCGAGGTAACGGTGGTGCGCTCGGAGCATCCGGTCGCGGTGCTGGTGACGATGTCGATCTTCGGCGTTCGCAAGACCGATGCGGGCTACAGCAATAACCCGGAGGCCGACAGTCCAGACGATCGCGCGTATGAAGACGAACCGCTGAAAGCGGCGGTGAGCGATGGCTTCAAACGCGCGGCGGTGCAGTGGGGAATCGGACGCTGGCTGTATGGCGACGGAGTGAATCAAACGCGATGACGAGTAAAGACGTTGTAAAGGCGGTGCTTCGCACACCAGCGCTGCCGGAGGCGCCGGCCGACTCACCATCGGCCGGCGTATCTCGGACATGACGCGGATTGCCGTCAGCGCCGCGACGCTGCTGATGATCGCCACGAGCTCGATGGCGCATGCCGCCGACGAAGCGGACGCGCCTGAGGTGATCCAGCAATCCGTGGAGATCGAAGGCGCGCTGAACACGCTGCACGAGGCCGGCTACGACGTGGACGCGGTGAGCTATCTCGCCTCGGAAAAGAAGCCTGTCGCTGCTGCCGTGGCCTCGCGCACCGTGCGCGTCCGGCTCACCTACTACGTCGAATATGGCGTCACCGCGAGCGGTGGGCATCCCTACGCAGGGTCGACAGCGTGCAGTTGGAATTTCGCGATTGGCACGCGCTTCCGTCTGCCCGACGGCGAGACATTTACGTGCAATGACCGCGGCCTGCTCGGCTCGAGCGGCTGGTTAGATTTGTGGCGCCGCCCCGACCTGGCGCGCGCATACGGACCATATGCCACCGCTGAGGTCGTCCCATGATGCCGAACGGCAGGGTGACGCTGAGTCGCCAGGTGCTTCGGTTGGACGATGGGCATCGCATCGCTCGCCGACGTCGACGGACGGCTGGCGACCGCGCGCAGGACCTGCTCTTTTACTTGCTGCCTGTAGCCAGCATCGTGCTGCTCGCGTGCTGCTGTGTGCTGCTGTTCTGGATCGGCGCGGCGGTCCAACGCCTCCTCCGCGGCGAAGGGATCTGAGCCATGCACACGCTACTGCTGACTTGTCTGGGGCAGGGAACAATCGAAAGGAGACGTACCTACCAGAGCCCTGTCCCCAGGCACCCGCGCGTGTTCGGTGCGGCTGAGGTCGCGCCATGAAGCAGCGCGCTGTGCCCAGGTGGTGTACGTGTCGGGATGCGGATGAGCCGTCGCCCTGGCATTGCGCATGTGGCCGATGGAAGCCGTCCGCGGCGCCGGTGTGCGAGGTGTGCTCGGAGGAAGTGAGCGCCAGTTTGCGACAGGCACCAGTCTTTAGACATGCACTGACGGACGATCAGGTGCGCGAGGTCCGGATAGCGATTGCTCAGCACGTCAGACATCTGGATCTGGCGGTTCGGTATGGCTGCTCGGATACGACGATCTGGAGCATTGCGACGGGCCGGTCGCGGCGGGACGTGGCATGAGCGCGCCATTGGGCCGCTTCGTGCTGGTGGAGCTGCACGAGGACCTGGCGCGGCACGGCACCACGTCGAACGTCGCCAAGCTGTCAATCAAGCACGTGCCGGGCGTAGCCAGCGTCACCGACCTGGCCGCGATCGGCGCTGAAACGCTCGAGACGATTCTCAGGACGCCGGACTACGACCCGCCGTTGCCTCTCGAACCGTCGCAGCGGCAGATGGAGTTGGGCGCGTGACGCTGACGGCGCCGTTCCCCTGGTTTGGTGGCAAGCGCCGCATTGCGCACGTGGTCTGGGAGCGCTTCGGCGATGCACCGAATTACGTGGAGCCATTCGCGGGCTCGCTGGCAGTATTGCTCGGCCGACCGCATGCAGCGCGCACTGAGACAGTCAACGACAAGGACGCGTATGTGGCGAATTTCTGGCGGGCCGTCCAGCACGATCCCGAGCAGGTTGCCTACTACGCCGACTATCCAGTCAATGAGGTGGACCTGCACGCGCGGCATGCCTGGCTAGTCACCACCGGCCGCGAGCGCGTCGAGGCCCTGCTGACGGACCCGGAGCACTTCGACGCGAAGGTCGCGGGCTGGTGGGTGTGGGGTCTGTGCATGTGGATTGGCGGCGGCTGGTGCGCTGAGGTCGGCGACGGAAGATTGCGTCGGCCAGCGCTCAGCAATGGGGGCATGGGCATACTGACGTGGCAGCAGCGACCGGACCTCGCGAAACGCGGCAATGGACGCGGGGTGCTCTCAACCAGTCGGCGCCGGCCTGTAGAACAGGCCGGCGCCCGAGGTGTGTATGACGTGCCGGCGAAGCGGCCACAGAAAGGTGGTGGCCACGGCGTACATCGGCTGACCGTTCCGCAGCAGGTACCGGACATCGCTGGCGATAGCGGAGCAACTGGCCGAGGCATGAATGCCTCGGCCCTCGATGATCGCGGTGGGTTGGTGTGGTGGTTCGAGGCCCTCGCCGAACGGCTGCGGCGCGTGCGCGTGTGTTGCGGCGATTGGACGCGCATCCTTGGCCCGTCGCCGACGTGGAAGATCGGCCCGACCGCAGTGCTGCTCGATCCGCCATATTCGCATGACGAGCGGACGGACGGACTGTATGCCCAGGACCACGACATCGCCGACGACGTGCGCGAGTGGGCGATTGCCAATGGCGACAACCCACTCATGCGCATCGCGCTCTGCGGCTACGACGGCGAGCACGACATGCCTGGGTCGTGGTCCGTGGTGGCGTGGAAAGCGCATGGCGGGTATGGACCGCAACGGAAGGACGGCACGGTCAACCAGAACGCATGGCGCGAGCGCGTCTGGTTCTCACCACATTGTCTGCTGCCCCAACGCGGGCTGTTCGATGCCCTGGAGGTGCCCGCGTGAAACAGGAGCTTCTGATTCGCGGTTGGCACCCGCGGACCTCGCCGAACGGCTCGCATGGGCATTGGAGCACGCATCAGCGCAACCACGACGTGGACCGCGACATGGCCTGGGCGAGTGCCAGGCAGGCCGGCTGGACCTACGTACCCGGCAGGGTCAGGTTGACCATCACGCTGGTGTACCCGCGTAAGCCAGTGCCGGACCCCGACAACGCCGTGGCTCGCTGCAAGGGCCTGATCGACGGACTCACGGAGAAACGCTACGTCTCGGGGATTCAGGAGCGGCGTTACAGCGGGTGGTTCACCGACGACAGCACCGAGTGGCTGGACCTGGAGGTGCGCGTTGTGGTCGAGAAGGGCATCAAGGCGGTGCGCATCGAACTCGAGCCGGCGGGGGTGCTGGCGTGAGCAACTGGTGCGTGCGGTGCCTGCGGCATCAGGACGAGGCGGCCGGGCCCGAGTGCAAGAACACGAGCTGGCACACGGGCGTCGTGCTCGAGCGTGCGCAGCCTGGCACGTGCTGGCGCTGCAAGTGCGACGCACAAACCAACGATGACGCATGCGGCTGCTGCCACGTGGCGCCGTGCGAGATGGAACGCTGATATGCATGTAAAAGAAAGGACGCCAGGTCTGATGCCCCGTCAGAGACTCGCGTGGTTCAAGGTATGGGTTGGCGCGACACGCCATGAGAAGGTGGTGACGCTGGACAACCTGGCGTTCCGGGTCTGGGTGGAGCTCCTCGATGCAGCCAGCGAACAACCGATGCGTGGCCGGTTCACGTCGTGTGCCGCGGCCGCGGCGATCGTTCGTCGGCCTGTCGGGGTCGTGCGCAAGCTCGCCCAAGCGCGGCTACTCGACGAGCGCGAGGACGGGGTGTGGCTGCACGACTGGGCCGACTGGCAGCGCTGGCGGCCTGCGGATGAGGCCGAGGATACGTCTCACGATTCACCCCCGGACGGTGGGGGAATCACTCAGGAATCACACCGGAATAACTCCGCAAAGACTACGGAAAAACGCAGGAAAACCGGGTCCCTCGTGCGTGTGCGCGAAGACGGAGAAGGAGACGTAGACAAAGAATTAGACGAAGAAGTAGATACCCTCCCTGCTGCTAACGCAGCAGGTCCCTCCCACCCGCCACCCGGGTTTTCCGAGGACGAACGATCGGAGATCGACGAGATCGAGACGACGCTCGAGCCGTTCGGGCTGCATCAGCGGCCCGAGTTCTGGCGCAAGGTGCTCGACACCTACGGCGAGCTGCCGCTGGGCATGGAGGCGCTCAAGCAGGCCGACTGGCTACGCCGCAATGGGAAGCGCATCACCAACGTGTCGCGGTACACGAACTGGCTCGACAAGGCGATGGTGGACTACCGCGAGCACGCCCCGCCGGCGCTGGTCGAGATGCCGCGGCGAGCGCCGCATGTCTGCACGATCGAGTGCGAGCATGAGTGCTTCGACCTCGAATGCGCGGTCCACGGCGCGGCGACTCGTGACGCGATCCAGCGCCGCATCGCGAGCCATGCGAAAGGCGCATTGAGCGCATGAAGATTCGGAGTGCCGACCTCGAGCGGCTTTGCGATGTAATGTTCGATCGCTGGTGCGCCGAGGAACTCATCGACCCGCGCCTGAGAGAGATCCTCGAGGAGGCGTTCGTCAACGGCTTCATGGCTCGCGATTCGCTCGAATACAGCGACGATGCGAAGCCTGCCACGAAGGCCGTTGTCGCATGACGGACGCTGTGCCCGAGTGGTGGTTCATGGGTCCGAGTGCTCGCGAGCGGCAGAGCTCGCCGAAGGAAGCGATGACTGACGGTCGAGTGCTCGAGGGCGTGGAGATCGACGAGACGGCGACGATCCAGGCGTGCAGGTCCTGCGGAAAGCCCGTGTGGTGGGGTGTCACGAAAAACGGAAAGGCTTGCCCGTTCGACGTGATCGGTCGCGAACGGACGGCGCAGACTCATTTCTCGACGTGCCCAACGCCCGAACTATTCAGGAAGAAGCGTTAGTGCCTCTGCTGATCTGTCCCACGTGCGAGAAAGAGTTCAGTCGGCCACGTTCTCTCATGAGCCGTCGTGGCGGCAAAAACTACTGTAGTCAGCGCTGTTCGGCTGACGCCCGGCGCAAGCCTGTGCAGATGAAACTGCCGAACCCGCCATGGCGCGTTCGGGAGCACATTCCGCCTCTTGAATTGGCATGGGCCGCCGGACTATTTGAAGGTGAGGGCACCGTACGAATCAATCCGCCCACAAAGCACAACCAAGGACATATTGAGGTGTCGGTTGCCAATACCGATCTCGACATACTGAACTTCTTTCAGGAGCGATGGCCTGCCTCTAAATTCCATAAAGTGACCATTCGCCCTGACCAGAGAGACGCTTATCGGTGGGGCATACCGTCCCGGCGCGCGCTCGTGTTCCTAAATGCCATAGAGCCATATGTGGTCAACACTCGGATGAAGTTGCGTATCCAGACAGCCCGCGAGTTCCAGATGCTGAAAAGCACTCCGAAAGGCCAGCGTCCTGATGACTATGGCGAGCAAGGATTCAACCTATGGATGTGGATGAGTCATTTGAACCGTCGCGGGCGAGACGTCGAGATTGCTGTATGACATGCAAAGACGCCCGCCAATGGAGCAAGAAATGATGACGAGACGATGTGATCCGCAGTCAGGAATGGGCTGGCATGGCACTGGTCAGAGAAAACGAACGGCTCCGCGCTGAGGACGAGCGGCTGCGCGTCCAGTCGCTTACTGACAAGGAGTGGATTCGCGGTATACACGAACAACTCGCGTTGGAGAAGTCGCAGAACTGCGCGCAGCATGAATGGTTCAGTGGCGGCTGTCCCTGTGATTGTCACACCAAATGAGTGCCCGTATGGCACGTAATAGAAAACGCAAGGGCCATCGAGGCAGCAGAAAGCGGTGACCTGGTTCTACATCGCGATGCTGTTTGCGCAGACGAGCAATCCGTGGGACGGCACATGGAAGTGGGCGACCTACGCTGAGCGAGCAGCATGGGACGCGCAATGGAAAACGCAGATCCGGATCGACACGGATGCGAATTGCGGCCGGCCCTACTGGGGCACCTACTGCAAGCTGCCCGATGGCACCTTCGGATTCGTGACGCGGTGATTCGTGTTGTTTCTGTCCGGCGTGTTGATCCCAGCGCTGCGCGTATCGGAGCGGACCGACTCGGGTTTCATGGCAACCCGAGACTGCGGCCAGAAGGCACCTCCAGGCATGACGGTGGCGTATGACAACGGGTGCTTTGCCGGGTCGTGGCAGCCTGAGCCCTGGGCGAGATGGCTGCACAAACAGCGCCGCGGCCTGTTTGCGGTGGTACCCGACGTGGTAGGCGACGCGCATGCTACGCGTGCTCGATTCGAGCGCTTCGCGGCTGTCGTAGCTGGGCATCAACCGGTGGCCTATGCAGCTCAGGACGGTAGCGACCGCTACCCGCCACCATGGGATGACTTCGACGTGCTGTTCATCGGTGGCACCAATGCGTTCAAGTTGAGCGAAATCGCCTGGCGGCTCATTGCCGAGGCGAAAGAGCGTGGCAAGTGGGTGCACAACGGGCGCGTCAATTCCTTTCGCCGCATGAGCGCATGCCATGCCTCCCTGGTCGACAGTACCGATGGCACGCTGCTGCGATTGGGCCAGAGCCGCAAGTACGCCAGCAATCCACGCTGGCCGCAGTTATGTTCATGGCTGGATATTCTGAACAGTCAACGAACACTGGCGGGTGCGACATGAGATTCTGGCGCGCGCCGCGGAGCGAACTGCTGCATTTGCGCATGGGCAAGATGTTCACGGCGTGCGGCCATCGCATCGTGTTCACGCGCTGGGTTGCCGTCATCGCAGCGCCATTGCCACCGGTCGAACGCGTCTGCGCCAAATGTCACGAGAAATGGCGCATCGCGGAACTCGTCAATCGCCTGTTCAAGATACCGGCATGAAGCCGGCGTTGTATCTGGTGCTCATCTTCGTGTCGGCGGTGCTGTTCGGCTGGACCCTGCGCGGCGTGTTCGGATAAAAAAACGGGCACAAAAAAACGCCCTCGCCCCGAGCTTGGGAGTGAGCTCGGAACGAGGGCAGAAGTTATCCAATTGCAGCAAAAGGGGAGTACACTACGACAAGAAATCGCCCCCACACCGCGGTCACGGCTGGGGGCAGGCACCACGGAGGTTTGTCCCGCGATGCATCTAGAGTCTAGAACTATCAGGATTCTGCCGCACCACTACCACGACGACCTGGCCTTCTATCGTGGCGATGGCTCAGAACGCTGCCTGGTGTGCGGTGTTCGAGACTACCCGAGCTGGTACGTTGGCTACCGTGATCACGTCACCGACGAAGGTCTCCCCGAGCGCTTCGCGGTGTGCAGCGAGAACCACGGACTGGTGCTCGCCGGGCGGGTGCTGTCAGTGTTTGAAGGTGATAATGGTGCATAAGTCGACCAAAGACTGGTTCGTTGAGGGACCAGAGGATGGATTCATGAATAACGATGGATCGTATGGTCGAGTGGCCGCGCCAGACTTCGACCATGACATGCCCTACAACTTCGAGGAACGAATGCGGAAAGCTGAGGCCGAGCGCGATGCCCTCCAATTGGCGCTCGACGCGCACCACAGGAGTCAGTTTCCGAATCTAGATCCAGGCGGGATCTGCCGAGAGTGCGGTTACGACGGGATCGACGTACCGACCCGACAAGCCTACGCGCTGGCTATCGAAAACGACTGTGACGCTGACGACTGAGACGCTTGGTGCTTAGGTCGGACAAAAGGCCGGACCAATGAGCACCCTGCGCGAGTATGCCTTGCGTCACGCTCACGACGAGCGGGATATAGCAGCGATCAACGCATGGTTTGAGGAAGCCACTGAGGAAGGCGACGTGCTTAGCTCTACCAAAATTTGCACTCGCTCAGATTGCGAGCGGGATCAAGCCGAGACAGGCGAATGTCACTGCTCCGTCTATGGTGAGCCGGCATGGACCTGCACAGAGTGCGGTGCAGTGTGTCTTCACGCTCGCTCCATCCATCGCTGTGACCCTGAAGAAATGGTCGCGCACTGGGCGGTTGGCCAGTTCAGGCTGGGCCGAAGGCTCGTTGCGCTGATCTCGCCGGACCAGGCGCACGATGGGCCGCGTTATGCGGGGTACTACTGTGTGGACGGCCCGGAACCGCTTGAGCCTCATAAAGATGGTTAGCTCTACCAAGCCAGACGAGGGTCACGTCCTGTTCTGGATCACCGAAGAAGACGGACGCGAGTTTGCTACGTGCGCTGCCGCGAGTTTCCGCGCCGCGATGACTGAGCGCGACGAACTCCGTGTCCAGAACAAGGTGCTGCAACTGCGGGGTGACACGTACCTAGAACAGTTACAGCAGCAACATGCCGAGATCGAGCGGCTGCGGGCGGCGATCAACGATCTGTTGGCGCTGATCAAGAACGTGGACGCTGAAGCCAACAACGTCCAATTGGATATCGCCAGAGCGCTGCGGCGGCACCACATGGACGCTTGACCGACTTATGTGCCGTGATATTGACCAAACGTGACTACCTGGCGGTCATTGGGTTCGCTTTCTTGATCTTCGTTGGCGGCGTGCTGGTCGGCTGAGGCTTGCGCGGGTTTTGGTAGAGAGATGTGCCGATATGACTGACAACGCTGAGTGGCGCTGCCCGTACTGCACGCGGAACTGCGTCAACGAACAAGCCGAGATCGAGCGGCTACGGGAAGCGCTAGAAGAACTCGTCCATATCGGCCCTTCATCAACAATGGGCGACCTTCAACCGTGCCCAAGCCAGGGCGCGTGAGGTGCTCAGTGCGGCGGCGGCACCAGCGCAGCGACAGGCGTGACCCGGCTGCGAATCACAACGCCGGCGCCGACGGCCAGCAGTGCGCCGAGCAGCGTATCGATGGCGGTCTTCTGCTCGCCGGTGATCGGGAGGCCGAACGTCACCGCGACCAGCAGCGCCGCATTGGCGAGGCTTATCCACAGCGCCGGCTCCGCGGAGAATGAAATGTCAGGCATGAAGTCCTCCGATCAGGTCGAGAGTGTCGTCAGTCCGAGCTCCGCGGCGAGTCGCGCGAACATCCCGGAGCCGATCCAGCGCGCGCCAGGGCAATTCGGCCGGGTATGCGGCGAGATGTCGCGATGGCCGAGCAGGTAGGTGATCGTCGGATACATGTTCATGGCCAGCCGACAATTGGCGAGCACGGTCGCATACTGCGCGACGGTCACCGTCTGATTGTTGTTGCCCAGGTCCTCAGTCTCGATCGACACCGTCAGATAGTTCGGATTGACCGCCGGTAGGTGATTGGCCTGCCACGCGTTGCCAGCCTCGAGGATGCCGTTCGCCCAGGCCGTGTCTTCGAGCTGCACGAACTGATCGTCGCGACCGTCCAGCCCGACGCCGAAGTGCGCGGAGACCTGGCTCGAGTTGTTGTCGAACGTCGCGACCGTGCCAGCCTCGCTCCCGGCTTCGGTATGGATGACGATCGCGATGGGCGGTCCTTCGTCGCGGCCCGGCCAGAAATTCCCCGATTCCCACTGATGCAGGACAGGGGTCGTAACCGGGGTTGTTACGGCCCGAACACGAAAGGGGCGACTGCGACGTTGCCTCCCGCGGGATCGATGGCGGCGAGTTGCCAGGCGGCTGAGGTGGGATCGCCGTCGAGGTGGCCGCCGAGGAATTCGCGCAGTACCTGCACGGTCATGGCCTGCTGTTGTTTCAACTGGTCGATTTCCGCCTGCAACTGAGCCGATGTCGTCATGGTGGGAAATGCCTTTCTTAGGGAGCGCGCGCGCCGCAGTGCTCGCAGACGCGCTGGTCGGCAGCGAGCGGACGGCTACAAAACAGGCACGTGCGATCGTCGAACCATTCGACCGGCCGCCACTCGGCCGCGCCGATCTGGCGTGATGACTCAGCGCCGAGCAGATCGTGCGACTTGTACTTGCCGCGTGGCGCGTGCGGGTCCCAGGTCATGCCGCGATGACGCGCTGCGCCGCGCCAGGTGCGACGTTCGCCAGTCGCCACCTCTCAAACAACATGGAGTCGAGCCAGAGTTGATCGTTGATCAGCGCGTCGTGCGGCGTGCGCGTCACGACCTGCCCGCCGAACAGGCCGAAAGTACACGTGCAATGGTGGGAGATGGCATTGACGAGCGCGTGCCCTTCGGATGTATTCCCTTTGAAATTTGCGTAGACCATGACTGGGCCCTTCTACACGCGCTGCGCTGAGACATTTGAATTAGTGCGGACGGAGGAACTCGAACACCACGATGAGCAGGCCGGCGAAGCCAATCGCCGTGCCAACGATCGTGACCATCAGCGAACTGGACGACATCGCCGTGCTGCGCTGCTCGCTATGGCCGGCGCCCTTGCCTTCGATGAGCGTGAGCCTCGACTTGACGTCGTCGATCTTGTCATTGAGGCCCTGCGTCGTGCTCTGCACCAGCGTGCCGATCTGATCCATCTGCTTCGCCGTGGCGGCTTCACTCTTGGCGATCGACTGCGCGCTGGCCAGGTTCTGCGCCTGGACCGCATCCCGCGCGGCCTGCAGCGCGGCGTCGACGGCGATCTTGTTCTCCCGCGACGCCTGGTCGGCTCGCTTCTCGCGTTCGGCAAACTGCATCGCCACAGACGCGAATTTCTCATCGTGCAAGAGCTGGAGGTGCTCGATACGTTCGTTGGCCGTCACCACCAGTTGCCTGGCGAGGCGTTCCATATCGTTGACGCGGATATCCATCACTGCGGCGTGAGCTACAAGCTCACGCCGCAGTGTGTCCATTGCCGAGGCGACGGCCTGATTGGTCAGGACGGTCGGATCTGGAATCGGCCGCGAATCGTGGCCGCGATAAAAGTCTGGTGGTGATTGGTCGGGCATGTCTTGCATCTCTCGATCTACCTCCGCCGACGCAATCCGCAGCAGACAAAAATGTGCCCCCGCGAACGTGTGAGTAGCCGTTCCGGGGGCATGGCGACTGAAGCGAGGACGCCTTCAGTGCTCAGCCAGTTTATATGACGCGCACTGGTCCGGCCTTTTTCACCGGAACCTCGGGATTGTCACTAACTTTCGCGTACACGTCATATAGGCCAGGCGTGAGCTGCACGACGCCGCCGACCGGCCCGACCAGGGCACGCGCGAAGTGCGTTGTCGGCACCGTCGTATTGTCCTGAACCCACGAGCCCGTCTTGAAGTCGCCCGCTACCGGCGTGGTGCCTTGCGGCACGAAGGCGAGCGCGACGACGTCCCCCGTTGGATCGATGTCCACGCCGGCGCTGGTCGCGGCAATGCTGACGTGGATGTACTCGAGCGACAACGACGAAATTACCAACAACGCCCGACCTCCGATTTACTGTTGCGGTGCGCCCGTGGCGACCTCTGGCTGTGGCGGCCCGATGACCCAGTGCACGTCGGGCGCGATCGCGCCGATGACCCAGTTCGCGAACGGCACGCCCGCGATGTACAGCAGGTCGCGCGGCGGGATGCCGCTGCCATAGGGCGCCGTCGCGCTGTGCGTGTAGTCACGTAGCCTCGGCGCTGCACGTGGCGGTAACTGCCAGTCGTAGGCTGGAACCTCGCCAGGCGCGCCGTAGAGCGTTTCCTGGCCTATCAGGTGGACCGGCAGCGACCTGAGGAACGTGTAGTCCCGCGCGCGAGCAGGTCCTCGCGGCGGCAGCACGCTCGCTTCGGTCGACGCGCCCGTGGGGAGCTGCTGGTAGACGTGCAGCGGCAGCGTCTGCAGCCACGTGTAGTCCCGCGCGCGAGCAGGTGCCTTCGGTGGAATCTCGGTCGGCCCGGTGCTGCGGCCTGTCGGCAGCGCATCCTTGCCAATGAGCCCGGCGAAGTACGACGCCGTGAATGAGTAGTCCTTCGCGCGCGGCGCTGCCTTCGGCGGCAGGTCGAACGATTGCGCGCCCGGTGGCGGCGGGACGGTGGGCGCCAGCGCGGTGTTGTTGACGCCAGGATCACTGAGCGTCGACGCGCGCGGTGCGCCACGTGGTGGGTTCGGCCAGTCGCGCAGGACCTGGCCACCGATACCATTCGGGAACTGGTCGAGTCCGACGAAGATCGGCAGCGGGGTGTCGAACTGCCCGACGTCCGCGGCCGTGCGCGCGATCCGGCTCTGCGCGAGCGGGACGGCGAAGGACGGATTCGGCCAGTCCTCTTGGACCTGACCGCCGGCGCCGTTCGGAAGAACGTCCTTGCCAATGAGACCCTGGAAGTAGGAGGCGCTGAACGAGTAGTCGCGCGCTCGCGCGGCGGCTCGCGGGTAGAGCTCGCTGAGCGCCGTGCTGAGGCCGTACGGAATCGTCGGCGGCGCGGCCGTCAGGATGATGGTGAGATTGACGCCCGGCTCGCTGAGCGTCGACGCACGCGGCGCGGTCGCGGGCGTGTTGCCCGACAACTGGTCGCCGACGACCATCGCGTCCTGCGCGATGAGGCCCTGGAAATAGCTGGCCGAGAACGAATAGTCCCTGGCTCGAGCCGCTGCCCTGGCTGGTAGGTCGTAGACCTGCGCGCCCGCGGCCAGTGTGTCCTGGCCGAAGAGCAGCGGCAGTGGCGTGTAGAGCCACGTGTAGTCGATGGCTCGCCGAGGACCCGCCGGCGCATTGCCGCTGAGCTGCTCGCCCGCGGCCATCGAATCCTGGCCGTCGAGGCCGTGGAAGAAGCCGGCGGTAAACGAGTAGTCGCGCGCTCGAGGTGCGCCACGTGGCGGCAGATCACACGGCGCGGTGGTCTGGATGAACGGCGGCGCCACGCTCGTGAGCAGCGGGATCGGATTCGATCCGGGATCGCCGAGCGTCGAGGCGCGGCGGGCGCCGGCTGGCGCATTGCCCGAAATCTGCTCGCCAGTCGCCATCGCGTCCTGGCCGTCGAGGCCGTGGAAGAACGCCGAGGTCTGGCCGTACTCGCGCGCTCGCGGCGTGGTGCGGTACTGCTGGTCGAGTGCTGCCTCGCCCGGCGGGATGACGGCCGCGGCGGTGGCGAGCGCGAGGGTGTAGTTCGCGCCTGGGTCGCTGGCGAGCGTGCGCGCGCGCGCGGCGGTCGGCGGCGCGTTGCCCGACAACTGCTCGCCCGTGGCCATCGCGTCCTGCGCGATGAGTTCGAGCGGGAAGCTCGCGGCGATGGTGTAGTCGCGCGCGCGCAAAACTGCGGGAGTCGGCAGGACGAACGATTGATCGCCGACGGCGAGCGCATCCTGACCGAACAGGATCGGGAGCGGGGTGTAAAGCCAGGTGTAGTCGACCGCGCGCCGCGCGCCGGCCGGCGGGTTGCCGCTGAGTTGCTCGCCAGGTGCGAACTGATCCTGGCCGATGAGTTCGAGGGTGAAGGCGTCCCAGCCAGCACCCATGTCGCACGCGATCGCCGCGGCGTAGCCCGCGCGCTGGCGCGCAACCGCGGCCGCATTCGTCGGCGTGAGTGTGGTGCCGCAGCCGTCGCAGCAGCTCGCGCCTGGCGGCAGCGACACGACGTTGCCGAGCAGCGGGAGCGGACCGTTCCAGTTGCCGGCGTCCGCGGACAGACGGGCAACGAAGGCTTGTTTGCCGACTACCGCGAAGGACGGATTCGGCTCGTCGAAGTTCGGCGCCTTACCAGGGCCGTCATAGAAGCGGTCCTGGCCGACAAACGACGGTAGCGGCGTGTCGTACTGGCCGACTTCGGCCGCAATGAGCGCGACGACATTCTGTGCTCGCAGGACGAGGAATGATGGGTTTGGCTGGTCACGCTGGACCTCGCCACCAACTCCATCGGGCAGCGTGTCCTTACCGAACAGGACATCGAGCGGCCCGTCAGCCTCAGCACTGTTGCTCGCCCGCAGTGCAACGTACGCCTGCTGTTTGAGAACCTGAAACGACGGGTTCGGGAAGTCGCGCTGGACCTGGCCGCCAACGCCATCCGGCAAAACATCCTTGCCGACGAGTTGCGGCAGGATTGCCTGCGCGGTTTCGGAAGTACCGGCCGAGCCGATTGCTCGCCGCGACTGGAGGTCTTTCTGAGAAAGGATCCAGTACGGGTATGCCACAGTGACTCCGGTTGGTTAGGACGCTGCGCTAACGCGTCATCGCATTGTCGTGATGGAACTCCTGCTGCATCTGCACAACCGGACCGAGACCAGGCGGGATCGTCGAGACCGCACCGGCTAACTGATATACCGCGGCCAGCATGCCCCACGTCGTACTGGCGTTGCTGCTGCCAGGAAACGCGGCCTTCATATCGGTTGTTTGCGTGGTGCCGGACGTACCAGAATCCTTGTCGCCAAACCAGCACTGATAGTCAACGGTGTCATTCTCATGAACGCCCCGTTGGGTGAGGGTCGTCCCACCATTGCCCGTCAGCACGAACGACCAGCCCGAGTCGAGATACGCGCCTGCCGTGAGCTCGTTGGCCGCCGTCGTCGCCGCCGACGCACCCGAAGACGCGGTGCCGCCTACGCCGGCCGTCGCCTTCACCTTGTCGGTTCCGGGATCGCTCGCCAATAGGCCGCTGTAGCCCGCGACGGTGAACCCGCCAACCGATGATGCGCTGGTGCACGTGACCACTGGCGTGCCCGCGGCGCTGGTGTGGCTGTAGAAACTCGCCCGGCACTGCGTCGTGCCGTCTGTAAACGTGGTAAACGTATCTTCGGTGTAGTTGCCCGCGTTGACGTTGTCGGTAATCGTCGGAGTAGTGGGCGGGGAACCTGAGCGGCGAGTGAATGCAGCCACAATAATGCGATCGCCGCTCGACAGCGCAGCTCCGAGCGTAACGTTGCCGGGGAACGTAATGCTGGCGCTGGCTGCGAACGTGCTCGCCCGGAATCCCCACGCCATACCCTAGCTCGACCAGCAGCTATAGAAGAACGGGAATGCCCACCCGTGTGAGCTATCTCTTCCGACGGTGTCGACCATAAGCAGATCGCCGCCGAAGACATGCTGGATGCTCGGCTGTTGGCCGGGCGCGGTGCGCGGCAACACGAGATCGGCACCGAGTTGGGCGGCGCGACTAAAACTCTGCACCGTTGAGCCATCGGTGCGACTGAGTAAGTCGACGTTGAATGTCGCCGCAGGACCATTGTTGACGAGGCGTATTTCGGTTACGACAGGCGGCGACAGACTATCGTCAAAGGTGTACGTGATCTTCGCCAGGCCGTTATTGAAGCCACAGGCATCACGCGTCTGGAGCGTCATGGATCGTCCCCTTATTGGCAACCAGGACCTGGCTGCACGGTGTACGCGTGCTGCGAGACGGTGACCTGCACCTGGCAATCGACGGGCGTGGCGCCCGGCGTTGGCGTCAGCGGTACGCTCGTCGGCACTGGAGTCGATGGGACGGCTGTTGCCGTCGCAACCGAGGCGGCCGTCGCGGTTGCGATGGGAGCGATCGTCGCCGTCGGCACTGAGGTTGGTGGCGAGGTCGCCGGCGGCACGCTCACGCTCGTATTGACTGTCACGTCGATGTTCTGCACGTCGAGGCCGGTAGCGGCTGCCAACTCGAGCGTATTGTCCCCGTTCTTGAGGTCGGCGAGGCTGATCGGCACCGATACCGCGCGCCAGTCTCCCTGCACATCCGGGAACGGAGACGCCACATTGCGCCACGGGCCGCCATTCAGGCGATACTGGAGTCCACTCGCCGTCGAGAAGTTACTCTCGACGTCCAGATTGAGCGAGGCGTCCGTCGCGCCGGTCAGATCAATCGCATGGAGAACGAATGCTGGCGAGCCTGGATGGGCGCCGCCGCTCAAGGCATAACTTAGCGTGACGGAGCCATCCGCGTGCGGGGTGAGCGCATCCGGGACATCGTAGCCACGCGCTGCCGGAAGTACCGGACCATCGAAGCCCATGCTTGCCCATTCGTAGTGCTGGTCGGGCGAGGCTCCCTGCTTGGCCGCGTTGTAGTGGGTGTGCGCATAACTGACGTACCCGCGCGTGAACGGCAGGTTGATGCCATCCTTGACGGCGAGTTGCTTGAGCGGACCTGACGGACCCTTGTCCGTACCCCACACTTCGACATGATTCTGAGACAGTCGGATCTCGAAGTGGTTGCGCTGGCCGTCCGCGGTCGTGACGCAGTTCGGCGAGGAAAAGTCGTTACCGTAGTGGAGTTGGGTCCAGGCGTAATTCCGCGCGAGGTCGATGTACTGCACGGTGGCGACGTTGCCGCCAGGAGTTTCCGCTGCGCATCCGCTGAATTCAAGCCCGATGCCATTGCGCGGCTGTGTCGCGACGCCCGGACCGTTGCCGACGGCAGGCTGCGGTTGATCGGCGATCCAGACCTCGACCCAGTAGGAGTGACCACCTTCGGTCTTCGCGTCGACGTCCATCGTGATGGTGCCGGTGCGACCCGCGAAGTCGAATGCCTGGCGCGGCCTGAATGACATGCGGACAAACGTGCCGTGATCGTCGAACTGCTCGTCGAAATACGAGCCAGTCGCGTCCGCGGGGCAGACATTCACGTCGCTATCGGGAACGATGGCGCCGAGATTCTGATCGCAGATCGGCAGCGTCGACGGACCCCAGGCATTGCCTGCAAGCTGGCGGGTAACGCTCCAGCGCGTCTCGTCGAGCCCGCCGCCACGCCCGCCGGGAGATGCCGTGGTGAAGGTGTCGCAAAATGCCGGGGTGGGCAGGTTGCACGTGTTCGGGGAGGCCGTCTGAAATACGGTTCCGAAGCCGCTATTGGCGACGCCAAGGACCACGACGGCGAGCAGCGCGATGATGACGAGGAGTGGAATGGGCTTGCGCAGCGGTGGCGGGATAAGCTTCGGCACAATCGGCATGGCGCCCTTCTTTCTGAACACAGAAAAGCCCGGCGCGAGCGCGCGGACTGCGTGTACGCGAGAGCGTCAGGCCGTTAGCAGCGTCGATTGCGTATTTGCGCTTGCCGTGCCATTCGAGCGTCCGTAGATCGCCTGGTGCACCAGTGGCATATTCTGCGGCGTGGTCATCACTTCGCTGAGGTGGCCGATCTGCGCGGCGGGTTGGACCCACACCTTGAAGCCGAGCTCGCGCGCGCGCTCGTGGCAGGCATAATCCTCGCTCAGGTAAATCTCGCGCCCATCGGCCATCGTGTGAATCGAGGGCATAAAAAAAGGCCAGAAGGACGAGATGGTGTCGTTCTTGTGCAGCAGCGGCAGCGTCTTCGCCATCCTGACGAACACGTCGCGGTGATAGGCCAGCGCGCCGCCGGCCCACTTGATCTCGAACGGTTCGACATCAGGCGCCAGCCACATCTCGCGTTCGCCATTGAGCGGCACGATCGCCGTGTAGTGGCCACTGCGCAGCGGCGTGACGCCCGCGGCGATGCTACGCTTTTCGATGGCCAGGTTGACGATGGCTTCGGCGGCTTCGGGCGTGAACTGGAAGTCGTCGTCCACCATGAGGAATGCCTCATCGCCAGGGAACTCGCGTAGCCAGCGCGAGACGGCGATCGAACGCACGCGCGAGATGAGCGCGTCGCCCGCCTCGACGAGCACGCGCCAGTCCGCGGTGGTGCTCATCAGATTCATGATCGAGCCGAACGTGGGCAGCGTCATGGTGCGATGCGCGCACAGAATCAGCGCTTTGGTCAAATCAGATGATCTCCCTGATTTAAAATGCGGTGTACGCTTGGTGACCTGATGACGATGTCTGAAGATGAACAGGAGATCAGCGTTACGCTTAACGCGGCTGACCTGCCCGTACTTGACCGACTTGCCGCAAAGCATGGCGTGAGTCGGAGCGCTGTGCTCCACGCGATGTTTCAAGTCGCGGACTTCGGCGACGTGGACGAGAAGATATGGGCGCAAGCCGGCGCGCGGAGTGCCTTTACAGGTCGATGACTCCGACGTTGCTCACAACTGTCGTCCATGGCTGGAGCGTGGTCCAGTCGTAACGGTGTGAGTACAGCGCAAGCGCCTCCTCGAGGCCAGGATGGCTGCGGATCGTCGCCGGCTGGGTATCGTGGACGACGATGTAGCGAACGGGATACTGCGCGAGCATCGCCAGAATCGGACCGCGCGATGCGGCCGAGCCGTCGATCAGGACGACGTCGGCGTGTGCGGCGTGTCCGACGCTATCCGGCGGTAGGCGAATGCCCTGGTGCAGTCCGGTGAACAGGTGGAGATAGCGGACGAGCCAGCGGCCGTCTTCCTCGTACGAGACGACTGACCGGCCGCGTTCGGCGAAGAAGTGCAGGAACGGTGTGGAGAAGTCGCCCGATCCGAATTCGACGATGAGGCCGGTGGTCTGCGCGATGCACCAGGCAAGGACCGGCAGATGCGTCCACATCTAGCGGCGACGCAGGCGCCACAACAGGAATGCGACCTGAGTCCGATCCAGCAGATATTTCAGGTGCCACATTCCCATTATTGTGCCCTCAATCTTGCGCGCTCAATTTAAAGCTGCTCGTAGATCAGGTGAGCTGACATCGGGCCTGAGGTCGCGCCCGTGAAGCCCGACAGTGAGACTTCACCACCGGTGGTTGCGGATGCGACCGCGTTACCGATCGTGATAATCTCGGAGCCCGGCGCGGCGACCCAGCGCACGATGCCGCCAAAGCTGTTGAATGACAGGTCCAGAAGGTGACGCGCGACGTCACGCTGCGGCTTGGTGGTCGCGGCGACACCGAGTAAGGCGGTGCCCGCGATGGCGGCCGGGTTGAGCGGCGTCCACGACTGCTTGGTCGTCAATGCGGTAAACGACGCGCCGACCGTTGAGTCACGCGCAAAGGTCATGATGTTCAGGGCGCTGGCCGTGTTCTCACCGCCCATATAGATCTCGATGAACTTGTGCATGATGGTGGCCGAACCACCCTGCACAGCCATATAGGCGTTGTCAGTGATGTTCACGCTGTCGGCGAGTGCGGTCGGAGTCCAGCTATTTGCGTTGAATGTGTACTGAGCGATAATTCTACCCTTGCCTTCGTGGTGCCCTACCGGGCGGAATGGCCGGGCAAGAGGAGCCCGGAAGATGTGGTGCGCGCCGGAGCGCCGGCGACCGACAGAATGACGTTCGGCTTGTCGTAGTACTGAGCGACGAATGGCGCGCAACTCGCGCCATGTGCACGAGCCTCGTCGCAGTCGTCGCAAATGATCGCCATGCACCGGATGCACACGGCGCGGTCCCGCGTGCGGCGGAACTCCTTGATGACGACCCGACAGCAATGCACGCAGGTATAGGTGGCACTCTCGAAGACCGTGCCTTCCGGCACCATTGGCGTACCGGGTGAGGCGCGGTGATCGATCAGCAATTCGCCGGCGAGGGCTTCCAAACTAGACATGCCGATACGCGGTGCTCCTTGACGCGGGAATGGTTGACTCCGCCCGGTATCCGGGCGGGATGGCTGTCGCCTATAGTCGGGACGGCGACATGAATGAGTTATTCCAATACGTGACCGGCGTTCAGGCCACCGCGAAGGTGCTCAACCTCTGGAATGGTTCGAGTAACGATCCGCCGCCCGCCGGATTCTTTGATCCTGGCTTCGACGACTCGGCGTGGCCTACCAGTTCGAGCCCGTTTGTGGCCTTGGGGAGTCTCGGGGACTTGGAGCAAGCGCTCGCACCCTGGGTAACCCCGCCATCAGCCACCGCGCAGTTCATCATGCGCCAGCACTTCGCCACGCCTGCCTCGCCGTGGCGGTTTTATGGTCCGGTCGACTTGCTCAACGGCAACGCCTTTACTCTGGCCATCAATGGTACCTCGCTGGCTGAGTTCGCCGAAGACGCTCCGTTCAACCCGATACATCCGACACCAGGCGCGGATAACGTCATCGTTATGGTCGGGACTGCCCTCAGCGTGGGTGAAGGCTGGGTGGCCTTCCGGGTCACCTTCTATACGCGGGACCTGCGCGAAGGCACCGTGTTCGCGTGGGGCACACCGGTGTTGGGCGTGTCCGACAACGGCGTCATGGGGGTTGGCGATACGCTCGCGCACCTGACGCCCGTACCCATCGGACTGACCCTACCCGCGACTATTTGTAAGGTGGTGAGCAACGGCAAGACGTCGCTGTTTCTCGATACCAATGGCGACGTGTACGCCTGCGGAGACAATACGACTGGCATCGTGGGTTACGACGGGACCGCCGGCTATCACCCGGATAGCAGTCCTCACGCGACGCCGATCAAGCTGCCCTTTCGGTACATCGCGGATGTGTGTATTGGCGACGATTGTGCCATCACGATAGATAGGTACAGCACCATCATCACGTGGGGTGTGAATGCACACGGTTCCTTTGGCGACGGCACGACTACACCGGGCTCAGCGGTTCCGCTGAACAACACGAATACGCTCGGCATTTTGTGTCGCGGCCCAGGCTTTCCCGATATCCAGATCGCCGCGGGCAAACACTTCACGGTGTTCGGCACCGGTACAGGACTGACCGTCGCCGGCGAAAATACATATGGGCAACTGTCGCGCGCTACCAGCGGGCCGGATGTCATCACCAGGAACATTGCCATCGGGTTCCCCATAGGCGTGGGCCAGGTCACCTATTTGTCCGCTGGTGCGGACAATATGCTGGTGACGATTGATACCGGCGCGGGCACCGTTTGCTACGGTTGTGGCCGAGCCGAACTTGGCGCCCTCGACTCGAACCTCTATGCGGCCGGGACGGGCGCGGCTCACATCGTCAACACGTTGACGCAACTGGACCACTTCAGCGGACGCCGGACGAACAAGTATGTCCAAGCAGGGCCCGTCGCTTTTCAGTTCGACAAACTCAGCGAACAGATACAAGCGCTGGGTGACGGCACGCCGTATGGGGGCACCGCTGCCTACCTCGATTTCAATGGCGAGCAGGCGAGCGTAGTCTGGGGTGTTGATAATCCTACCTCGGCGGGCGTGAAGAGGAACGCCTCATTTGACACGTTCCTGTCGTTCGGCATCGCCGAGATCAACGGCGGCTCGCAGAATAATCCGTACACGTTCCGCAGTTCCCTGGCCGTCTATGCCGCGATCGCGGACAAGTTCATCGAGACGCTCGATCCTCTTGACATCGGCGTCAACTCGGAGCACCTGTACACCTGGGGCTGGGGCGGCGCGGGACAGATGGGCAGCGGCCACGACTCGACGTCGAATCTGTTACCTGTCAGCGAGAACGGACTCGAGGGCGTCTCGCTGGCAACCGTCGCCGAGGGCATCATGTTCGCCATTTCACGGACCTTCGTCCCACCAATACCGCGCACCGGGCGCAGCTTCGTGACGGTCATCGGCGACTAGATCGGCAGCGTCGTGTTCGAGCGCTGGCTCGTGTGCGACGGCGTGAGCCACGGCCGACGATTCGGCATCGCGAAGTGCTGCGCGCCTGGCGGCGGTGGCGCCGCGCCCACCAACCAGAGTTCGACGTTCGTATAGACCTCAGTCCCAAAGTTCGCCGCTACACCGAAGCCGAATGAGCCGTTCGTCGTGGTGACCTGATGCTGAATCTGGAATGTTTTGGCCGACGCGATGGCGAACTTCCCTGCGATGAACGTCCTCGTCTGCGGCGCATTCGCGACGGCGGCGCTATATTCGCTCGTGCCGGGTAGCGTCGTGGCGCTGTCGGTGATATTTTGCAGCCGACTCTGGTGGGCGCCCACCTGACAGGCGGGCGCTGAGGCCGCGATGCGGTACGTGCCGGCCTGCAGGGTAAATTGATTACTGGCCAGGCCGATCAGCCCACTCGCATCGTTGACGACATTCGTAAGGGTCCGTGTTTGCCACGCGCCGCTCGTGGCCGTACCGCCGGTAACGTTCTGTGCCTTCTGGTCTTGGACATTCGCGTACGGCGGGTCGTTCGTGCTCAGCCCTATCGGCCCGGTAGGTCCGACCGCGCCGGTGGCGCCGGTAGCACCGGTGGCACCGGTAGGCCCAACACCGCCGGTCAGTCCGGTGAAGACCAGCGGCGTCGTGTCGATGACGATCGTAGGCGTCGTGGTCAATACCCACGTGGTGCCCTTGTAGGTCGTGCCCGCGTACACGTAGACGGAAAAGCCGATATAGAAGTCGGACGCGGCCGACGCGTCGCCCGCTCGCGTCATCAGCGACGTCGGGCCGTTCCAGACCCAGATTCCGTTCTGCGAGCCCGAGATCTGGTTCGTCAGCAGGACGCGATCGCCGCCGACCAGCGTGACGCTGTCGATGGTCGCGCCAGGCGCAGCAAGCGTGATATTGCTGGGCGAGGAGACGCGGCACGGTACCTTGGTGCGCTTGTCTTCGTGCAGATCTGCGCCGGTCAGCGTGTTGTGAACGATGCTTGGAATGGACGGACTCCCCCTGCTATCGCCGCAGCACGGTTGCGCCGCTGATGCTGATGATGGTGTCGCCGCCGGTATCGATCAGTCCGGCCGGGACGGCTGGCCACTTGAGGCGACGGTAGAACAGCGCGAGCGTCACGCTCGTAATAGGCACGGTCACGCTCGCGAGCCGCGCGCTCAGAATGTCGTTGTGTTGAATCGCGGTAACCCAGCCCGTTACGTCGAGCGCTGTCGCCGCGGCTAATGTGAGCGATGGCGTTACTGGTGCGACCGGCGTCCGTGTGGGCCAACTCGTCAGCGTACTGATCGTGAGCTCGACGCTCGCGGTGCCAGCCACGTCGGCCACGAGCTGCGCGCCGACCAGGCGCGCCACGAGGAGGCCGATCGGAAAGATCAGGACGTCGCCGATAGTCGGGGTCTGGCCCGCACCATCGAAGACGAACTCGATGTTGAGCGTCTGCGCGACCTCGGTCGGCGTCGGCTCATTGCGCGCGTCGCGGCGCATGTTGCGGAACACGTCGACGAGCTGCGCATCGGCCTGCATGGTCATCTAGATGCCCGCCACGTAGATCGGATGCTGGGTGACCTCGCCATTGGTGCCCACCTCGGTCGTGACCGACTTGACCCACATGGTGTCGGCCGCCACACCCGAAATGAAGTGGAGTTGAGCGGGACCGATCAGTGCATCTGAGGGCGTATGCAGCCTGACGATCTCCTGATTGCGGTCGAGTTGCGTTAGCCAGAAGTTGGCGAGATCGGTCGCGAATGCGTCCGTCTCGATGAGCGGCGACGTGACGTGATAGATCGAGCCGGAGCCAATCAAGCCGCTTGTCGCCGGACCAGTACCGTCGTCATAGCCCTCGACAAGGACCGCGCTGCGGCGCCCGATACGCGTTGAGGTTTTCTGGGTATCGCCGAAGATGTCTATGCCGACCGTGAAGGTGACCTCGGCGCCGATGCCGTCCGTGACAGAGATCTGCTTGAGGTACACGTTGCCGTCGGCCGAATCGAACAGCCGATAACCGGCAGATGCCTCGAGCAGTCGATGCAGGTAGGCGGCGGCCGTCTCGTGCGTGCCCCAGGTGAACTCTTCGGGCGCGAGCGTGCCGTACACGTGGCCGGGGTCTGCGAGGTTGCTCGCGCTATAGGTCACGCCGACGGTGCCCAACACCGCAGTCACGATCTGTTTGAGCGTGGCGCTCGATGCTCCGACGAGATCCTCGAATGCCAGGCCAGGGCGACCTGAGCCATCGCCGGCGTTGATCGTCTCGACGGGATTTTCGTATTCCTCGAGTGCGTATAGCGGGCCCTTGCACAGCGCGATCACCGCGTGCGGCGCAAGCGTGGTATCGAAGCCGACGAGCGTTCCCGCAAAGCGTTGGGCGACCGTTCCGGGCGTGCAGCCGAACGTGACGCTAACGCTGTCGCCGATAGCGCCGGCTTCGGTTGGCAGGAGGATGCGCGCCTCGCCCGAGACCTGATCCCAGCCATACGAAACTTGCGCGCTGAGCGCAGTGCCGAGCGAGGTTGTCAGGACCGTCTTACGAACGATGCCGACGGCGGTCGCGACGGGCCCGTTGCCGTCGAGTCCGGGATTCAGGTCGCCATTGGTGCCCGAATTGATGATGGCGGGCATCAGGAGGTGATCAGGAACGTGGCGCTGGCGCGGGAACGCAGCGAGCCAGGCTCGATCTCCGAGCGTGCCAGGCTGATCAGAATGGCTTGATGACTGTCGAGATTGTCGATGTTGAGCGAGCCGACGCCGGCACCGCCGCCGATGTCGACGATGACGTTGTTTCCGCCAGGTACTGGCCGCTGTGACACGGCCCATGAACGCAGCGAGAACAGAGCGCCCCACACTGACGCGTTATCGATGAGCAGGCCGACGGTGATCTCCTCGAGCGCGCCGCCTTTGTCTGAAAAGCCGTCCGACGTCGCAGCGAAGGTGACGGTTGTGCCACTGACCGAGAAGGTGCTCATGGTGGTGCGCTCAAACCTCGGTGGTGTAGGGTGTCGAGTCCGGGGGTCAGATAGCTGCGATGTCCTTGGATCACTCAGAGGATGAACTCGCGCGCGCGGTAGCGCGCGGCATTCGTCAGGAACGTGAGCAGCGCGAGAACATGGCCGCGCGCGTCGTCATTGCCATCGTGCTGTGTGTTGTGGTGTGGTGCGTCGTGGTCGCAGTCACGCAGACGGCCGGGGTTGCGACAGTCGCTGCGGTGATCGCGTTCGTGGTGCCGTTCATCGTGGGCGCGCGAACGGTCGGCGACGACCTAGCGGGGCGCTGAGCCAGTCGCGAACGAGCCACCCAGCGCGCCGGCGACCGGCGTGCCCTGCATCGCGGCCTGCCATGCTGCGGCGATCGCATCGACGACCGCAGCCTTGACCTGATCGACCATGTTGTCGACGTGCGCCGGGTCCGAGGCATTCACGCCGTTCACGGTGACGTTGATATCGCCCTGGTGTGTCACAGCCGGACCTTCCCCGCCGGCGCCGGCTACGGGTGCCGGTCCGAAGGTGGGGAACTTGTCGCGGTTCTGGATGAGGAAGAGTTCGGCCGATGCGGCCTTCTCGCGCGCTTCGGCGATGGCCATTTCCGCCTGGAATCCCTTTTCGGTCAGGTCGAATCGTTGCTTTTCCAGATCGACCACGTGCTGCTGGTCCTCGACTTGTCGCTTGGCGATGACGGCCGCGGCATCGGCCGGCGCCATCGCTTCGGTCACGCCGAGTTTCTGACCAGCGGTGGTGTTTGCCGCGAGCTGCGCGTCGAGGTCGGTTGCCGACTTCGCACGATTGGCGAGCGCGACGTTGTGCTCAGCCGCCAGTAGTCCCGGCTCGAGTTGCCTGCCCTGCTGCTGCAAGCTGTGCAGTTGCTGACGCAGCGCATCCCGATCGACGGCAGAGCCGCCCGAGCGCGAAGCCGCGATCTGCGCCTTGATCTCGTTCTCTTGGAACGTGATGTCGGCGCTCGCGTTCTGTAGCGGCGATGCGGATTGCTGCGCCAGGAGCGATGCGCGCTGCTCTTCGAGTTGTAGTCGGTCGCGTGCGAAGTTGACCGCGTTGCGGTCGATATCCTCGATCTGGCGCTTGTACTCGACCAGTGCGGAGTTCGCTTCGACCTCAGCCGACTTCAGCGTGAGCAGTTGCTGCGCGTCAGCGAGGCTGTCGATGTCGAATTGCGCTTTGCGTCCAGCCTGCGCGTTTTGCAGGCCCTGGAGTTGGGCTTTCGCGACATCGGCTGCGGCTGTCGCGGCTTTGCTGCCAAATGCGCCTGTCCCAGATTCGCCTTCTGCGCCGGCGCCCGCCTCAGCCGACGCGGATGACGCCAGCAGATCCCCGGCCGAATTGCCGGGCAACTTGTTGAGCAGGTCCCTGGCCGTTGTCGCGGCACCACCGAGCACCGGGGTGCTGAATGCTTCCTGCGGCAGGCTGTTATAGGCGGCCTTGAGCTGATAGAGCGTGTCGATCGCATCGCGCAGTGGCTGGCTGAACGTGTACACCGCAGCACCGATCACTGCAAACATCGCGGTAAGCGGCGTGAGCACGACTGATGCGACCTTGGCGGCAGCGGCCAGCACGACCATGCCCGACCCGATGCCGAGCAGTGCACCGGTCGCGGGCGAGTCGGCGACGGCCTTGAGTTGCGGCGTCAGGCTGGTGGCGAGCACTCCAGCGAATCCCGCGGTGGCTTCGGCGGCGCGCGTGATAGCCGGCATGAACACGGCGCCGAGTTGCACGGCAATGCCCTGCATCGCGAGGTCCATGTCTTTATGCGCAAGGGTGAAGCGCAGCACGTCGTCGAGGTTCTCGCCCGTGAGCGTCAGGCCGTACTTCTCGGCCGCCGCCGCGGTCGCTTCGATACCGGCTCTGCCCTGATCCAACATCAGCAGCATCGACTGCGAGCCGCGGCCCATGATGGCCGTGAGCGCCAGGTTCTTCTGCTGCTCGTCCGTGCTGTGTTTGAAACCCTCGGCCAACATGGCGAGTTTTTCAATCGCCGGGATGGTCTGTGATGCCGCGACCTCCGCGGACACGCCGAACTCCTGCAGGAACTGGCCGGCGGTCTTGCCGCCGGTCGTCGTGATGCCCTCGATGTCCTCTTGGCCAGCGAGGGCCTTTTCAAAACGCGATAGGCGCGTCGTCGCCTCGTCGAGCGAAGGCGTGTACTTCTCGAAGATAGCGACCAGCGCGCTCGAGTTCGCGGCCGTGTCGCCAGTGATGCGCTGCACGCTGAGCACGGCCTTGCCATACGTGTCGATCTGTTCGGCCGCATTGGCGATGCGCTCTGAGATGGACATGGCGACGTTTGCGGCGAGCATGCCGGTGGCCATGCCGACGGCCATCTTGCCGATGTTGTTCAGTTCGGCACCGAACTTGCCGAACGCGCCTGCCGACTCTTCGGTCTTTTTCGCCGTCTTCTCGACGGTGCTCCCCGTATTGGCCATGATCTGCTCGAGTTGGCGCGTCTGCTGCTGTAGCTCGCTGAGCACGCCGTTAGCTTCGCCCGCATTCGCCGTGATGTTGATCAGGAGCTCTGCGGTTGACGCCATCGACCAGGAACCAGGGACCTTTCTTGTGCCGCGGACTTCGCGTTCTTCTCGGCTTCCTCACGCGAGCGACGGAACCGCTCGTTATCGATCTCGAACACGGCCAGCCAGTAGGCTTGCTCACCGCGGCCGAGTTCGCGCAGCAGACGCTTGTGCGTCATGTGCAATTCCTTGGCGATCAGGTACTCGTTGTGGAGTCCTGGATCACTCAGCAGATGCGCTTTTGGCGTCCTCTTGGGCGCGCCTGCCGACACCGGAACGCGCGAGGATCTCGCTCAGGATCGTGTTGACCGGACCAAACGAGCGTTCGATGATCCAGCGTTTAGCGACTTCGTAGTCGATCTTCGGCTCGATCATGCCGAGCGCGAGGCACCAGGCATTCAACAGGTCCTCGTTGGTCTCGCGCTTCTTCGGATCCCACGACTGCACGCGCGCGACAGCCAGTTCGTCGTAGCTCAAGCTGCGCACTTTGACGAACCCGCCCCATTCGGGGATCTCGAGGTCCGTCTCGGCGCGATCGTTCGCGGCGTTGATCTGATCGACGGTGAGCGCTTTCGCGCGCATGTCGGCGACGACCTCGGCGACTGCCTGCTCGAGTACTGCCTCTTTCTCTTTGATTGTTGCGGCGGTCACAGTACGCCCGTGTTGCGGATCGCGAAGGTATCGGCGTTCGTGCCGCCAGTGACGGCGACCGGACTGGACGCGACCAGGGAGGTGTAGACGCGCGTGATGATGACGCCCGGCGGCTGCGCGGCCAGCACGTTTGACGCACTGATGACCGCGAGGTCCTGCGTACCAGGGATCGGGGTTTGCGTGGCCGCCGTGCCCGAGGATGCCATCGGGATGACCGTGCCGTTTGGCTGCGACGGCGGAATGTTCGCCGTGTACGTGACCGAGGTCGTGGCGCCCGTGGACTGGACCGTGACGGAGATCGTCGAGGCCGCGGAACCCGTGCTGCCGGCGTTGGTGACGACGACCTCGAATGCGTCCTGCAAACCGAGGATGACCTTCTTGTCGACGACCGTCGCCGTGCCGCTGCCAGTGAAGGCGACCGTGGCCAGGCGCATCGAGTGGTCCTTGCCGTTACGCAGGATGCGGACGTACTCGGCGAAGCCCGCGGGGAAGTCGAAGGGCGTGACCGTCTGATGGGTGGTCTTTGCCCACGCCAGCAGTGTCAGGCCCTGGCCGTTGGTGCCCAATCCCTGCGATGCGGTGCACGTCTGGACGTACTTGTCGATGCTCGTGAGGGCGAAGCCGAGCTCGTTCTTGACCGCTTTGCGGGAGATGAGGTTGGACTGGCCAGCGTCGAAGTCGGCGAAGATGCGCGCGGCCGGATCGGTCGTCTGCGCGGCGTAGGCCGTCAGCGTCTGGCCGAGCGTGATGTTGGCCGTCGCAATCGAGGTGCCGCCACCGTTGAACAGGATGCGAATCATCGCGATCAGGCAGTAGCCCGGCGGAATGTTTGGCCGCACCTCAGTGTCGAGGCGATCCGCGCGCGGGCCGCGGAAGACGGTCAGCGCGCCGAGGATGTCGCAGCACAGCGCGGCGTCGTAGAACTGGCCAGCGAGCAGCGCCGAGCCGTCGGTGCAGGTCTGACTCCACGTCGCCGTTGAGCCGAAGGTCGCATTGGTTGCGCATGTGACGGCCGCGCCCTGGATGGTGACGTTGCCGCCGGTGACGTTAACGGTGATGCCAGGACCGACCTGGGCGACCGCGACCGCGCTGCCAGCGGTGATGCCGGTGATCAGGTCGTTACCGCCGCGGCAGTAACTTTTGACGGCCTCGAGCCAGTAGAACGGGCCGGATTGATGGCCCTCGTTGCCGACGACGCGCATGTATTCGTTGTGCGCGCGCCCCACCCAGGTGCAGACGTTGGTGAGCAGTGTCGTATCGACTGCAATAGACATCAGGGGTTCTCCGTTGCGTCAGATACGACGACTTTCTTTGTGGTTGGCGACTGGACGCCGACAAGAGAGCAGTACGGCTCACCGGTCTCGGGATCGACCGCGCCGCTTTTCGCGAGCTCCACCAGCGCCGGCGACGGATAGTCGACGACGTCGCCGGGCTCGTGCGTGCCTTCGCGGTCGGCGATGCGCGAGCCTGCGCCGATACGAACTGGCTGACTCACGAGAACGTCACCAGCCCATCGACGGCAAGCTTGGCCGTGAACTCGGCGGCGCCTTCGGCCGGGGTGTGCTCGTCATAGAGGACGCAGTAGGCGTTGCACGAGCGCGTGCCGCCGGCGGCGCCCTGCGGCTTGAATACGACCGCGCCAACGGTCGGCACGGCTTCGGCCATCTTCGTGGTAAAGACGGTTGTCGCCGTGACATGTACCCAGCCTTGCAAGTCGATGAGGGTCGTGGTGGGTCCGACGATCTGCGAGACGGCGCCGCCGCCGAGGATGGGCAGGGGCGTCTCTTTGCGGGTCGGTGAGAACTTGACGTCCTTGAGGAAGAGACTGATGTCGGTTCCCGCATAGCTGAATGTGGCATCGAAGCCGCTCGAAAAAGGCATCAGGAGACCTCCGAAGGAGTTGGGGTGTAGGCGTTGGACGAGTTAGGCGCCGGCGACGGTGCTCATGAGCGGCACGTTCACGGTGAAGCCGTAGAACTCACCGCTGCCCCATTTCATCGTGTAGACGAATCCGGTATTGCCGAACCCCATCTTCGACGTCAGGTGCGCGCGATCGACAAACCGGTCACCGACCTGGCTCAGGTGTGTATACGTGTCGTGGAATTCGGTCGATAGTCGCAGGCAATCCTGGTACGCCTTCGCCACGTTGCCTGTGGTGACGGATGCAACGAATACGCGCACCCAGTATTCGCAGGTGCCGAACTTGGTGTAATCGTCGGGTCCGAGTAACGTCATCGCCGCGGGAAACGTGACCAGCGTCTGCGGCAGGTTCGTCGAGCCGTAGGCGATCGCGATACCGGGGATCTGGCGATTGACGGTGGCGAGCTGGTCGATGATCTGCGCGTGCGTCTGCTGCGCCATCAGCGATTGAGTTCAGCCTGTATCGCCGCGGTGAAGTCCCGGCCGATGGCTTCGGCCGACTCATTCACGACTTGCAGATCGGTTTGCCAGTGGTGCATGTTCCAGGCTTGATGTGGATCGCCGAGGGTTGGATCGTGCTCGACGAAGCCGGCGTACGAGACGTCAGTGCTGGCGATGACGCCCATGAGACCGCCGACTCCGCCAACCGGTGATTGCGCGCCCCAGCTTCGGCCGAGGTCGCCAGTGCGGACGTAGGTGCTGGCCGGTGGTGGCGGCGGGTAATCCGCCAACCGCTGCCGGATCAATTCCTGCGCGCGTTTCATCGGCGCCATAAGCGTGTTGAGCGACGCCGCGCCTGCGAGTTTCGCGGTCAGTTTCTCTAAGCCGACGAGTTGGATGGTGATCTGCACTCGTCTATGCTCCCCAGACGAATTCGCGGTACTTGCCCGCGACTTCCCACAGGATGGCCGCCACGTCGACGTCGCTGTAGCCGATGTGCACCGCGGCGCCGCCCAGCGATGAGCTCGAGCCGCCGCCGGGTGTTGGCTTGCGGTAGTAGATCATGGCGAGCTGCAAGCACGCGCGGCGGATCGGATAGGGCGTGATGCCGTCCTCGACGATGCCCCAGGAGCCATCGATCTGGACACGCGCCTGGCCGAGCGGGAACTCGAAATGGCCGGTCTCCTGATTGGTGTCGATGGTGCGCTTCGTCTCGGCGTTCAGCGGCAGCAGAAAGTAGTCGGTGTTCGCCGTCCAGAGCGTCTCGAAGATGCCGTCGCCGTCCTCGTCCGTCTTGAGCGTCGTTACCGAAATGAGAGGTGGCACGCTGATCGACCGCACATTGAGCCAGCCCGGCCACAGGCTCGAGGAGTCGACCCAGCGCGTCAGGGACAGACCGCGGCCAGTCAGCCCTGACGTCTGGATTGAGAACAGCTTGACAGCGCTGCGCGGCGCGAAGGTGCCCGGCTCCTGAAAACAGAACGCGTCGATGGCGCGTGACGCGTCTGTGATGGCGCGATCGAGGCGTGCGTCTTCGTTGGGATCGGTGACCTGCATCTCTTCCGAGAGGTCACCGCGGAGGCAGTAATTGGCAGCGGCTGTCATGGGATTAGCCTCGTCGCGTCCAGCCGACGCCGCCGAGCAGCAGCAGGATCACGACCACGATCAGGATGAGGACAATGGGATCCATCTATCTATCAGGCCGACGGGCAGGCGGGATAGTTCGGACGCAGCACGGGACCGTCCGCGCCGGGCTCGAAGCAGCAATCAACGCACCTGTCCGAGTCGCAGTGCATGTGATCGCCGACGTCGTGCTCGAGCCGCAGCAATCGGCCACAGTGCGGGCATGGCGGGCGGTTCTTGTCGGCAGCTTTCTGCGCGGCTTTGGCGTCCTCTTCAGCCTGCGCGACCGCGGCATCGGCCAGTTCAGCCGATTCCGCGGCCGTCTGCGCGGCCTCGTCTGCCGCGACAGCCTTGGCAGTCGGCTCTTCGGGATCTGTCGCTTTAGCCATCGACATTGTCCTCCTCGTCATCGTCCGGCTCGAGTCCCAGGCCCTTGCGGCGCTGCTTGTGGGCTTCGAGCACCGTGTACATGTTGTTGACGTCGATTTCGACCGTGGCCAGATGCCCGAGGCGGATGCCTGGATCGAGCCAGATCTTGAAGCCGAGGTCGACGGCGCGCTGGCAGAACGCCCAGTCTTCGCTCAGGTCGACGTGCTCGACGGGGTCGCGCTCTTCGATGACCATGCCGCCGAACATCGGCCAGTACGCCCAATCCTGATTGGCGTGGCACAGCGGCAGCGTCTTGACCAGCGCGTCGATGACGCGGCGGTGCACGGCGATAAAGCCGGTGGCCGCAAAGCGGATCTCGCGCGGCGGCTCGCTTGGGTTGAAGTGAATCGTCTTCGAGTCCAGCGTGGCGATCGCCAGGTGCGCGCCGTCGCGAATCGGATACGCGGCGCAGATGATGTCGTGCCCTTCGCGGCACAGCTTCACCAGCCGGTTCGCGTCGTCCGGCGAGAACGTGATGTCGTCGTCGACCATCAAAAAGCAATCGTCGGCGGTCTGCCGATACCACTTGCTGACAATGATCCCGCGAGCTCGGGGAATGTAGCCGTCACCGTACTTGATTGGCGGCACGTCCCAGCCGCTGGCCTGGAGCTTGAGGACGCTGGCGTGTGTCGGGACACTCAGCGCGCGGTAGGCGCAGATCAGTGCGCCGGCGCGCGGTGGGGCTTCCTGGTGGAGTCGCTGCCAGACGCGCACGCGACCGCGCTCGTCGAGCAGTTCCCAGCCATGCGCTTCCATGCAGTGGCCCGGATGCCAACCGCGGTTCGCCTTCAAATGGAGCGGCGTCTCGCAGTCGAAGGTTGCCGTACTTTCGACCATCACCGCGTTCGGTTTGGCCGCACTGGCGATTGCGCCGAGGAACGCTTCCGGGTCCACGACGTGCTCGAGCACGTCCAGGCACACGAACATATCCGGATTGGTGAGGTCGACGTCGTTGAGTGCCTCGCGTACGTCGAACTCTTCCTCGTGCAGGAGCGCGCGCATTTTGCGGTTGGGCTCGACTCCGGTCAGGCCGAGTCCTTGCTTGTTCAGGTCGCGCAGTGCGCGCAGCTCGAAGCCGGCGCCGCAGCCGATATCGAGCACCTGCCTGGCGTCGATCTGCTGCGCCACGTGCGTCACGATGTCAGTCCACCGCTGACGCCACGGCAGGCTATGCCAGGCGTGCAGGTCGGCCTGCATACCGTTGGCGTCGCGATAGAACTGGATGATCTCGTCGGGTGTCGACGGCGCTTTGTCACGCCACTCCTGAGCCAGGCGAGCCTGCGCGCCATGCAAGTTCAGCGCGGCGCGCTCTTCTGTCGTAGACAAAACGCTGTATCCCCCTTCAGAGAATCCATCATGAATAGCCGCTGGTTGCGCTCGGTTTTGCGGCGAGTCTCGAATATGTCCGGATCGCCGCCGTAATGCACGAGGCCTATAGCGCCGCGTAGCACGCCGCCGGTGAGCATCTTGCCGTGGTGTCGTGGATGCTCATATACGCGGCCCGCGTACCGTGTCTGCGGGTTGTTCGGCCACAGGCGCACGGTGGAAATGTCGCGCCGACCTTCTCGGCCAGCGAGCGTGCATTGGCTTGTTTCGAGGCAGTAGCCGTCGACCCGCGTATTGGGTTGCCGCAGAACGGCCCGGACCATACCTGCGCCAAATGGCGTCAGGCGCTCGTCGGCGTCGATTACCAGAACCCAGTCCTTGCGGACTTTCGCTAGACCGATGTTGCGAGCGGCTGAGAAGTCGTCGCACCACGTGAAGTGATGAATGCGAGCACCAGCCGCGCGTGCGATACGTTCGGTCGCGTCCGTGGTGCGATCATCGACGCCGACGATCAACTCGTCAGCAATTGGCCCGACCGAATGAAGCGCACCCGGCAGGAGCGCTTCTTCGTCCCGCACGATCATGCAGACGGTGAGCTTTGCGCTCACGTTTCGCTCAGTTCGAGGCGATCTTGACGGTCTGGACGGCCGAGTGAGTCGGCGGCAGGATGCCTTCGCGGCGGTAGCGGATCGACGTGGCGCCGGCTACGACCGTGTTGGTGGTCTGCAGCAGCACCAGTCGCACGTAGCGGCCGGTTGGGCGGTAGACGTCGATGACCGCGACGTTGTTGTTGTTGGCCGCGAGGACCTGCACCAGCGCGGCATTGGCGATGTTCGCCATGTCCGACGCGTTGGAGTTCGCGCCGGTCTGAACGTACGCATCCAATGCGCCGAGGCCGGTAATCGCACCGATGGAAATGTTGAACGCGATACCGTCCCAGCCCGACATATCCGTGGTCGTGCCGTTGACGGCAGCGCCAGAGGCAAGCGACGCCGGATTGACGGCGACCGCGAGGTCGGTGGAATCGTTGAGGCTGGAGTGCATGGGCATGTGCGGAAGGCTCCTTGAGCGGAAGTGATACGGAGTGAAGTCCGGTACAATAAGGGCAACGAAATGCCCCCGCGCTGGAGCAACAGCCGGGGGCTCGGTCCCAAAGGAGTGCACCAATGGAACGTTTACAGAGTAGCACCGCCGAATGGCATGCCTACGTCGCGGGGTTCTTTGACGGCGAGGGTTCGGTGAGCATCGCGCGTGTCCGCGTCGGCGAACGGTCCGACTACCACAAGATCGTGGTGCAGATCGGGCAGAGGTCGGAACACGCGATCGTGTTGGAGCGCATCGCTGCTGACTTCGGCGGAATTGTCAGCGCGCAGATGGCTGCGAGCCGAGTAAATCGCCTCTGGGCGTCATACAGTAAATGGCAACTCCAGAAGAAGACCGACATCCGTTTGTTCTTGCTGGCGATGCAGCCATACGCAATAGTCAAGGCTCGGCAGATCGCGATCGGCCTGGAGTTTATCGACACGTTCCGGAAGGGCACCGCCGTGCGCGATAGCCTTGGACGTATCAACGGCAAGGTGCTGAGCCGTGATGAGATCGAAGCACGCGAACGGCTCCGACTCGCCTTACGTGAAGCGAACGAGTTAGGTCCGCCTCACATCAAGCCGTCCACGTTGCCGGCGTTGGATGCGCAGTTGCATTTACGGACAGATAGCGAAGCACTCGCAAATGCGCACGAGTTGATAGAGGACAAACGTCACTGGCGGGCCAAGTTGGAACCGGATCATGCCGTCGCCATCATCACGGAATACGCTGCTGGTGGAGTAACTATGCAGGCGTTAGCTGATCGGTACGGAGTGTGCCGATCAACTATCTGTTTCGTTATCCATCGCGCAACGCATAAGCGCTTTACAAACGG